GGCAAGTGGCCGTCGAACAAGGCGCGGTTCTGCACCTCGGACCACAAGCGTGCGCAGGTCTACAAGCTCCTGACCAAGCTGGTGAAGGAACTGGGCCTCTCGCGCCCGGTGCGCATCCTGAACTGCCTCGGGCTGCGTGCGCAGGAGTCGTCGGCGCGTGCGCACAAGGTGCCCTTCGCGTTCGACAAGCTGGCGTCGAACAGCAAGCGCCACGTGGACACGTGGCTCCCGATTCACGACTGGACGGAGACGGAAGTCTGGGCACGCATCAAGGCGTCGGGCGTCCGCCATCACGAAGCGTATGACCTCGGGATGCCGCGCCTCTCGTGCGCGTTCTGCATCTTCGCGCCGAAGGAGGCGCTGGTGCTCGCCGGGATCCACAACCCCGAACTGCTCGCGGAGTACGTGCGCGTCGAGGAGAAGATCGGGCACACGTTCAAGCACGGGCTGTCGCTCAAGCAAGTCCAGATCGAAGCGCAGACCCGGACGCTGCTCCCCATCGCGAACCAGCCGGTGGCGGTCGCGAACTGGTGCATGTAAGATAGTGGAACATTGGCAGTAGCAATCGCGTATACTATGGGTATGGAGACGACGACGATGACGACGACGCTGACGGCCACCGAGTTTCAGATTGCCCTCGACACCTTCCTCGCGACGACGCAGGCGCGGCTCGACGCGGAGTACGCGAAGAACTACGGCGGCTACCCGGCCGCGCCGGTGCTCTCGGCGGACCCCGGCGTTAAGAACGTCCGCATCGTGGCGACCCAGCGCGACACGTGGGGCCGGTCGGTGTTCTGCTTCATCCGCAAGGCGGACGGCGCGGTGCTGAAGGCCGCAGGGTGGAAGGCACCCGCGAAGCACGTGCGCGGCTCCATCCTCGTCAACGCCGGGCAGGATGCCATCACCACGTATGGCGCGGTCTACATGCGGTAACTGGCGGGGGCTTCGGCCCCTGCCCTCTCACGAGGCGACGACGATGGCACGCAAGTACGAGTTTCGGGGCGCACGCAAGGCACGCGAGCGCCAGTATCGCGGCATCTTCGCGACGGTCGAGGGCAAGTGGATCGGACTCGACTTCTATGGCGAGAACCTGACGTTCGCCCGGATGCACGCCGAACAGGTCGCACGCGACACGGCGATGCACGCCGAACACGGGCCGCTGACGCTGGTCCGCGTGACGCCGGTGGACGACGACGAGTTTCGGGCCGGACAGGCCGGGTCGTGGTTCCCCGTCAACTAGGGAACATTGCGACTACCATCACCGTCTAATCAGACATGCGATGACGACAAGGGCCGGTGAGTAGGGGACGGGCGACAGGTACCGTGGCTCCCCCGAAGCGGCGAAACGAGCGCGGACCCGACGGGTGGCAGAATCCTTACGCCGGGAAGGGCCACCCCGGAGAAAAGCCCGGCACTCTTTTCCACCTTCAGGAGACGACGATGACGACGATGACGACGACCCCGACCTTGACCCCCGCGATGGCTGAACAGTTCTTCGCCCTGCTCACGCGCCTCAGCCCCGAGAACCTCTACGCCGACGGCGAGCGCACCGCCGATGTTGCGCAGCGCATCGAGCGCAGTCTCAAGGCACAGTGGCAGTCGATGGAAGCGGACCTCGGTCGTCCGGTCAGCGAGGACGAAGTCTGGGCCATCTTCCTGACGACGACGCGTGGCTCGCGGGTCGCCGCACGCTGGGGCGTGTAATCGTTCCATCCTTTTTCCGGACGCCGGGTTGAACCGGCTCCGGACCCGTGGTAGTATCAATCAGGTGACGACGATGGTGACGACGATGATCACGTTGCAGGAATACAACCGGCGCTGGGAGCGCATCATGACGGCCTTCGCGGAGGGACGTTTGTCGGCAGTGGAGGCATCAGCGGCCGTGCGTGACCTGACGGCGCAGCGCATCGATCATCGCGTGCGGAGGGCGTCATGACGATGATCCGGCACTACACCAGTGCGTCCCCGACGGACGCCTCGGCCGCGTTCGCGACGAAGCCCCCGATGCGCATGCAAGTCACGGTGACGGACGCCGAGGGCGTCTCGACACTGGTGGCCGAAGTCGTCGCGCCATTCGACGCGTTCGGGGCGTTCCAGCCCGGTGGCGGCTACTGGGAACGCTGGGTCCGCGCCCGGATGGCCGCAGGGAAACCCGCTGGGGGTGCGTGCTTGCAACGCGCCGATCTGCCGCGCCTCTGGGATGGGCCGGTCGGTTCGACGTGGCGGCTCGACCCGGACTGGCTCCGCCGCCGACAGGAGTCGCTGCAATGGTGATGACGCTGGTCGAGATCGCGCTGGTGGACTTGGGCGCGAACCACAACGGCCGTGTCGTGCGGCGCAACATTTACGAGAAAGCCGACGGCCGACGCGTGATCGTGGACCGAGGGCGGCACATCCCGGTGATCTGCATCAACTCGCGAGCCAAACGCCGAAGCTGGGACATCGCCTACGTGACGACGCGATGACGCTGCACGAGCAGCGCGTCGAGTTCCTGCGCAGCGTGGGGGCATGGGACACGCAACCCCTGACGCCGGTCGTGGGGATCGTGGCTGGCGTCGTTCACGCGGTCACGCCGACCGAGTGGGTGCTGCTGCACCAGAAGCAGCGACTGCTGGATAGCCTGAACCAGTTGATGCGAGTGAGAGCGAAGACGCGATGATCGATCCGACGATGAACGCGAACGGCCGCTACATCCTGAACGCACTGGGCGAGCCGCAGTTGTGCCCGGACCTCGTGACGTGGGCGCAGTGGTACGAGGTCGCAGACCGCACGCTGGAGTTGACGCCGATCAACGAGGCCGTGCGCGTCTCGACGGTGTTCCTCGCGCTCGATCACAACTTCTCACGCCAAGGTCCGCCGCTCCTCTGGGAGACACTGGTGTTCGGCGGATCGTTCGATGGCGAGCAGTATCGCTACCACACGCGGCAGCAGGCGCACGCTGGACACGAGCGCATGGTGGCGAAGTGCGGAGGACGGGCCGCGCCAGCGCCGACGACCACGCGGCGGATCGACCTCGACTGAGGGGACGCATGCGACGACGACTCGATGTTTTGCGGAGGATGGAGACGATGCCGAAAGGCGCGACGACGATCACGGTGACGATTGTGACCAAGCCGACGGACTCGGGCCGGGTCAAGGTCAACGTGGGGATGCACGGGATCCAGTGGGCCGACGGCTTCAGCCGCTCGCAGCGTGAGGCGATCACGGAAGCGATTGGCGAAGCGATTGGCGGCGTCTTCAAGCGAGGGCATCACGGAGGACCGGACGCGCCGCTCCTCACGGTGACGCGTGACCTTGTCCTCTAAACGCAAGATTTACATCCGCTCCTCGCAGAAGCCGGAGCGACCGCGCCAGTGCCCGGCGTGTCTCACTATTCACGATGCGGTGACGGAAATCTCGACCCAGCACAAAGCGCCGGGTCCGCCGCAGCCGAAGCCGGGCGACGTGACGTTCTGCTCGCAGTGCGGGACCGTGCTCGTGTTCACGCGCGACAACTTTCGGATTGCCACCGCCGAGGAACACGCGGCGCTCAGTCCTGATCTGCACCGCGTCATGGAGGTCTGGGAGCAGTTGCGCCAGCAGCGTCGGAAAGATCCGCGCCAGCCGTCCTGAGCAGCAGCGTGACGACGATGTTAGGATCCACGACGACGACTTCTGAGGTGACGACGATGGCGCTCGATGGTGTTATGACCGAATCTGTTCCGCCCACGCTCAAGGCTGTTCCTGCCCGTCCGGCTCTCTCGCAGGGCATCGTCCTGACGGCGGACGAAGCACGTCTGCTCCAGTCGCTCTGGCGCTGCGACGAGCGCGTGGACTGGGCCGCGTACGACCGGCTGAAGGCTCGCATCCTCGCGCTCGTGCTCTGATGCGCTGGTGGGTGGGAGCGACCGCTCTACTGGTCGGCGCGGTCGTGCTCATGGCGCACGGCTCCCGGCAGTACCGTGTGGAGACAGACCGCCGGGCGGCGGCGCGGCGCAGCGTCTGGCTGCGCTGAATCCTTTCACGGTACCGTGAAGGGCGCAGGGTAGAATCCCGCCGTGCCTGACACCGTCCCGGTCCCCGGCGTCCTTGACTACACCACGGTTGGGGATCCGACCCAGTGGAAGATGCTGTGCCAAGAGGCCAGCGAGTCCGAGGGCTGGGTGCGCGAGACGAAGGCCATCGACATCCCGGCCGTCGGCGTCCTCGTGCAAGTCACGACGCGACAGGTCTACTTCAACGGCACCAGTGCGGTCGCGCAGGCGCTGGCGTTCGTGCCCGGCGTCCGGGTCGTAGACGACGGCACCGGCGGCGCTCGGCTCGGCGTGTGATGCACCTCCCTATCACCAGCCAGAACTTGCTCGACTGGTTCCCGGCTCCGCACACGGAGAACCCGCTGGCCGGGGGCGACTGGTGGCAAGTGCAAAGTCTCGGCCTCCTCGTGGCGCTCCAGTTCATGCGGCTCCTGCCCGACACGCCGACGCGCCAGCAGGCGCTGGTCGAACTGCGCCGGTCGATTGACACGGCGCTCCTCGACATCCCGACCCCTGACGACGACGAGATCCGCCAGCGCATGGCGCAGACACTGGCCCCGTGGTGCCCGACCCCGTTCGAGGTCGTGGAGGAGATGCTGGACCTCGCAGAGGTGGGGCCGGGCGATCACGTGCTCGACCTCGGCAGCGGTGACGGCCGCGTGGTGTTCGCGGCGACGAAGCGCGGGGCGTACGGCCGTGGCATCGAGATCGACGCGCGGTTCGTGGCCGAGGCGAACGAACGTGCGGCCGAGGACGTGCGGTACGTGACCGCGTCGTTCCAGCACGGGCGCATCGAGGACAGCGACTGGGGCCAGCCGACCGTGGTCACGTGCTATCTGGTGAGCAGCGCGATGGCGGTGCTGGTGGATCGGTTCCGTGCGCTGAAGCCGGGCACGCGCATCGTCTCGCACGGCTTCCCGATCCCCGACTGGGAGCCGCATCGGGTGACGCGCACGGCGGATGCGCTGGTCTTCCTCTGGGTCGTGCCGACCCCAACATAGACGGCCGACGAGATTTTTCACCCCCGCGTGTTGTAGGGTGACGGCATAATGGTCCGGCTTTCCGCATGAAACTGACGGACCTCATTCCACCGATCTTCCGCCGCGACCTCAGTCAACAGGGCGTGCCGTCGGCTCCGATTCGTGGCGTGGCCGCGCAGGAGCACGGCGTCTCCGGCACCGAGAACTACGGCGGGTACATCAGGCGGGAGGATTACAACCCCGACTTCGATGACTGGCAGAAGGCCGTTGCGCAGTACGACAAGATGCGCCGCACGGACGCTAACGTCCGCGCCATGCTGCAAGTCATCAAGCTCCCGCTGCGCGGGGCGACGTGGCAAGTCAACGCGGCCAGTTCCGATCCGGTAGACAAGCAGATCGCAGAGTTTTGCAACGGGGCGTTGTTCGAGGACGACTCGATGGACGACTCGTGGGACTACACGCTGCGCCACATCCTGATGCAGTTGGAGTTCGGCGTCTCGGTGCTGGAGAAAATCTGGAAAGTGGACGAGCAGGGCTTCTATCGCTTCAAGCGACTGGCCCCGCGCCTGCCGAAGACGCTGCGCGAATGGCACGTCAATCGAGAAGGCAAGCTCGAACACATCGTGCAGTACGCGCCCGTGCCCTACGCGGCGCGTGACTCACGCGGGAACAACCGGGCGGCGATCTACGGTGGCTCCGTCAGCTACCAGTACCTGACCATCCCCGCCGAGTACTGCGCGGTGTTCGTGCTCGACCGCGAGGGCGACAACTATCACGGGATGTCGCTGCTGCGGAATATCTATCGCAACTGGTTCTTCAAGGACGAGGCGTACCGCATCATGGGCGTCGGCCTCGACCGCTGGGGCGTCGGCATTCCCATCATCGCGCTGGAGGAGGGCAACACGCTTTCGACCGGCGACCTCGGGTTGATCCGGGAGATTTTGCGGTCGGTGCGTGCGAACGAGAAGTCGTACATGGTGACGCCGGAGCACACCGCGTTTCGTATCGAGGGTGGGAACAGCGGACAGGGCACGGCCGGGCAGTTCGGCATCTCATGGATCGAGCATAACGATTCGCAGATGGCGCGGAACGTCCTTGCGATGTTTCTGGCCTCCGGGCAGAACAACCAAGTGGGCACGCACGTCGGCTCCGGCTACGGCTCGCGCATCACCGATATGTTCATCTCGTCGCTCGACGGGATTGCGAACGGCATCAACGGCGATCTGAAGAACAGCGTGATCAAGCCGCTGTGCGACTTCAACTTCGATATGTCGCGCCGGAAGTATCCGGACCCGGTCTGCCTCGACCTCGAACAACTCGATCTCACCGCGCTGGTCAGCGTGCTCGCCCAGTTGCAGGGCACGCTCATCACGCCGCAGGACGACGACGAGGCGGTGCTGCGCAAGATGCTCGGGTTGCCGCCGCTCGCGCCCACGCGCTCGCGCGAAGCGAAGTCGGAGAAGGCGGCGCAACCGGGTGACGCGTCCGCTGTCCCGCAACAGGGCGACGGCACGAACGCGGGTGATGCGACGAATCCGAATCGACCGGGGCCGGACGGAGAACCGGACCAGCAGCAACAGGCCGAGGGCGGCAACCCAGACGACCAACAGGGCGGCGAGCCGACGCCGAAGCATCCCGGCGCACCACGTGGGGCCGCACCGCCGCCGCACGCGCGGATGCCGCCGATGCACATGACGGACGACGAGATGGCGTTCGCGCTCGATTGGGACGAAGGCCAGCATCCGCGCAACGAGCGCGGCCAGTTCCTGACGGCGGCGGAAGGCGATGCGACGATCACGCGCATCCTCGGGCCGAAGGCCAACCGGAAGAAGCTGACCATCGACACGTTCCACAAGCTGAAGCCGAAAGACCTTGACGACCTCCATTCCGCGTACGGGGCTATCGCCGCTGACCCGCACACGCCAGCCGCTGAGCGCATGAGCGCACGCGCGGTGCAGGCGGCGATCACGTCCACGCGCCGCCATCGGTAAACGACGATGCGAATCGTAGGCACACGCGCAGACGGTACCCAGTGGGTCACGCTCGACGGCGGGATGGCCGTGCTGCTTCGCGCCGACCGCTGTTCGCCGCCGGTGGATCCGCACCTCCTTGAATCACTGGGGCCGTGGACGTTCGCGCCGGTCGTGCGGAACGGAGACGAGCAGCGCGTGCTCGTGCGCCGACTCGAACGCGCACGCACGGTGTCGCTGCGCACGTTCCACCTCGGAGACGTGGAGGGCCACCCGTTTCGCGGCAATCAGTACAGCGATGGCACTGGCGGCGGGTCCGAGAAGGATGGTGACGATTACCATCCGTCGTTGAACGAAGTCCAGCGGTCGATGCAGGAGGCGATTCGTCAGCAGCGCAGCAAGCCGGTGCATCAGGTCGAGACGGCCGAGGAAGGCGTCGATCTCATCCTGAAGGGCGAGAACGTCGAACTGAAGGACACGCGGCAAGTTCACACCGTGCTCCGGCTGCTGGGCGAGAAAGCACTGGCGGCGCAGGCGGCGGGGAAGGACGCGAAGAACTGGGATCCCTGCACGGTCACGGTGAAGGGGGCCAGCATCTTCTGTCAGGAAACGCTCAAGACGGAGAAGTTCCCGCACGGCATTCCGCGCATCGAGATGCCGCAGTTCAAGTCGAAGAATCCGATCCCCGGCAGCGAGGCGGACAAGCTCCCGCGCGATGCGAACGGTGAAGTGAACGCGGCGCAACAGTTCCTCAAGCATCTCCAAGCGTCCGGCGTCAAAACGCACCCCGACACCATGCTCTCGCGGAAGCTGAAGGCCAGCCAAGCCGAGATGGAAGGCACGAAGGTCGCGGGGATGATGCTCAACTCTGGCTTCGATCCGAAGTCGGAGAAGAACCGGATCTGGGTATCGCGCGATGGCTACGTGATCGACGGACACCACACGTGGGCCGCTGCGGTCGGGCGTGACGCCGAAGACGGGAACCTGAATAACGACACTGCGATGAAAGTCACGGTGGTCGATATGCCGATGTCGCAGATTTACCACCTCTCCACGGAGTGGACGCGCAAGCTCGGCATCCCTCCCGCTGGCGTGAAGAAATAGAAGGAGATGAGTATGCGTGTCGCTGGTACTCGCGAGGATGGCGCACTCTGGTTGACGCTCGACGGCGGCATGTCCGTCATCCTGTGCGAAGACCGGTGCTCGCCACCAATGGATCCGCAAGCCGCAGAACGCATGGGGCCGTGGCGCGATGCGCACGGCGTGAGCGGCGGAGATCGCCGTGAACTCGCGCGACGATTGGACAAGGCACGCACGTGCCCCGCGTCCACGTTCGCGCTCGACATGCGCAAGGTCAAAGTCTCGACCGTTCACGGGAAGAAGAAGCTGAAGTTCGAGTACGAGACGGACGACGGTCAGGCGGTCGGCGTCGAGCCAGACGTGACGACGGACACCAGCGAAGAAGGTGCCGCGCACGAGGCAACGGAGACGCCAGCCGAAGAAGCCGCCGAACCACCTGACGACGAAGTGGCTGGTCCGGCGCAAGTCAAGAAGTCGTTCCCGTTCGCGAAGTAACCGTCGCGGCGGCGGCGGCACAGTCGAAACGGAAGCGGGACCGGTGGACGACTTTCGCAACTTTTCCTATTCCACGGTGGCGGGTGCTCCGGTACCCGCCAACACCGGTACCTCGCTGTCCGTGCAGCCGGGCCACGGCGTGCGCTTCCCTGCGCCGCCGTTTAATGCGGTCATCTGCGCCGCGAATGAACTCCCGATCTATCCCAACGCCGAGATCGTCCGCGTCATTGAGACGGCGGGGGACGTGTTCACCATCCAGCGCCTCGCGGAGGAACCGTTCCGCGAACGCGTGGTGGTGGTGGGCGATCAGATTTACGCAGGCATCACCGGCCACACGCTCGACTCGCTGAAGCTCGGCGTGCAGGGTCCGCCCGGACCCGAGGGACCAACGGGACCAGCAGGCGATCTGGGACCGCCCGGACCGCCGGGACCACAAGGCCCGACCGGTGCTGACGGGCAGAACGGTCAGCCGGGTGTCGATGGTCCGATGGGTCCGGCCGGACCTCCGGGCCTCGACGGGCCGCAGGGGCCGCAGGGACCGCAGGGCAATACCGGCGATCCGGGGCCAGTTGGTCCCGAGGGGCCGCAGGGTCCGCCCGGACAGCAAGGCATTCAGGGCATCCAAGGTGTGCCCGGTGCGGACGGCCCAGAGGGACCGCGAGGGCCGACGGGCGCGACCGGCGCTGATGGCGCACGGGGACCGCAAGGCGTGCCGGGGCCAGAGGGGCCAATCGGCCCAGAAGGGCCACAGGGCGAGCAAGGCGATCCCGGTACCGGGATCTCGGTGCAGGGCAGCGTGCCGTCCGCTGGTGATCTGCCGACGCCGGGCGATCCCGGTGACGCGTGGTTCGCGGAGGACTCCGGGCATCTCTGGGTGTGGGATGCGGCGAACGGCGTTTGGATCGATGCCGGACAGGTGCAAGGCCCGGACGGTCCGCCGGGACCGCAGGGGCCGCAGGGGACGCAGGGACCGCAAGGTGATCCGGGTGCGACGGGTCCGACGGGCGCGACCGGGCCGACCGGGCCGACGGGCGCTCAAGGCATACCGGGCGATCCGGGACAGCAGGGTGCGACCGGTGCGCAAGGGCCAGCCGGAGCCACGGGCGCGACCGGAGACATCGGACCCGCCGGGCCGCAAGGGCCAGAGGGTGCGCAAGGCGTGCCCGGCCCGGAGGGGCCAGAGGGACCGCAGGGCGATCCCGGCGCTGGCCTCGCGATCCACGGGAGCGTGCCGACAGCAGGCGATCTGCCGCCGGTTGGTGCGCCCGGTGACGCATGGATCGCGGCGGACACCGGCCACCTCTGGGTGTGGGACGACGACACGGACACGTGGGTCGATACCGGGAGCGTGCAGGGGCCACCCGGACCCGCAGGCGTGCAAGGGCCACTCGGCCCGATAGGCCCGGAGGGACCGCAGGGCGTTCAAGGTCCGCAGGGCGTACAGGGGCCGCAAGGTATTCAGGGCGTCGAGGGACCGGAGGGACCGAAGGGCGAGCAGGGCGACCCGTCGCCGTCGGCGTCGTGGTTCCCGTACCGCATGAACAACGTCACCGCGCAGAACGACCCCGGCGCGGGGAACCTGCGGTGGAACACGGCGGGGCAGATTGACGCGACTTCGCTGTACATCGACTGGCTGACGAGCGATGGCTTCGACGCGCACCTGATGTTTGCGGCGCTCGTGCCCGGCTCGTTCATCTACGTGCAGGACCGTGACCTCGCGGTCATCTATCAGAAGTGGGAACTGGTCGAGTACATCGGCTACGCCGACTGGTTCGAGTTGCGCGTCACGCTGCTCGAAACCGGTGGGCAAGGCACGATGGACAACAACAAGCCCATCGTCGTCGTGGTCGTCGCCGTCGCGCCGCAGGGGCCAATCGGTCCAGCGGGTCCGGCTGGTCCCATCGGGCCGCAGGGCGAGACAGGCGCACAGGGTGCGCAGGGACCGCAAGGACCGCAAGGATTGCCCGGCGACGACGCGACACTGCCGACCGACACGCTGGGCATGGTGCTCGTCTCGCAGGGGCCGGGCGTCCAACCGATCTTCAGCAATGCACCGACGGTCGCTGGCGCAGGGGCGCAGATCGTCGTGCGTCCGGGCAACCGCGACTACGTCTTCGGGGCGTTCGATCCCGGCGGCTCGCTGGTGTTCTCGCGCAGCGATGTGCCCGAGGCTTCGCTCGTTGTGACGCCGACCTCGGCTCTGGTGGACGGGATGCCCGGCGTGACGTTCTCGTCGGGCGGCGCGTCAGGGAACGCGCTCCATCTCGGGTTGGGCGGCGGGACAATCATCATCAGCCCTGCGAACTCAGGCGGCTCGCGTCCCGTGCAGTTCGGCCGACGACCGACGGACTCCAATCCGGCGTGCGGTGCGAGCGTGGAGTTCTGGCCGACGACGACGCAGCCGACTCCCGCGATTGCGGTGATGACGCCCGGCGGCGCGGACAAGACGTGGTGGGTGGATCGCCTCGGCGTGATGTACGCGCCTGCGGGAATCGCGAACCCCGCGCTCGTGCAATCGGACAGCCCCGGCCTTCTACTGATCGACACGGCGCGTCCAGCCGACCAGCGGCGGTGGCACATCTGGACGACCGGCGGGTATCTCCAGTTTGATCTGGAGAACGACGACGGCTCGCTGATTGGACGACCCGCGTTCATCGACCGTAATGGGGCTGGGCAGTTCCGATGGAACGGTGCGATCTCCGGTCCCGTGGTCGTGTTGCAGAACCGCCTCGAACTTCAGGAAGTACCGGTCGCAGGGATCGCCGGACAGACGACCGGGGCGCTCGCCAGCTTCCTCGACGCCTCGACCGATGTGAACGGAGCCGTGATTGCGACCGGCGGCACGAAGCACGTCCTCGGCCGGTGGAACGGTACGAACTGGGTCGTGGTCGGCGGCGCGAGCGCGGCCGTCGTGGCGCATGCGCCGACGCACGCGGTCGGCGGCGTCGATCCGATCACGATCACGGCGCTCGCGGGATTCCCCGGTGGGGCGACGACGTTCCTGCGCGATGACGGCGTGTTCGCGCCCGGTGTCTCGGGACCGGTGGGACCGCAAGGGCCGCAGGGCGCAACGGGTGCGACGGGCGCGACTGGAGCGCAGGGTCCGACTGGCGCGACCGGAGTACAGGGACCACAGGGCGATCAGGGACCACAAGGACCACAGGGTCCGCAGGGGAATCCCGCGTTCGTGCCCGACCTTGTGCAGGCGCGGCTCCTTGGGCGTGGGGGCGCGAGCGGCACGGGTCAACCAGAACCGATTGTGCTGGGCACGAACCTCTCGTTCAGTGGGAACACGCTCAACGCGACGGGCGGCGGGATTCCCGGCGGTGCAACGACGCAGCTTCAGTTCAATGACGGCGGCGTGTTCGCTGGCGATGCGGGGCTGACATTCGACAAGACGACGAAGCAGATCACGGCGACGGGCAACCTTCAGATCACGCGCGACTTCGCTGGGGTCACGCTGGTACATCCGTCGGCTCCGGCCGATCAGCGTGCGTGGAACGTCATCACCGTCGGCACGCAACTTCATCTGCAAACCATCAGCGATGCAGGCGCGGGGCAGGGGACCAGTCCGTTCTTCATCGACCGAAGCGGTAACGCCACGATTCGTAACACGTTGACGGTCAACGGTTCGGCGGTGGTCATCAACGGTGTGCGTCCCTTCGTGAGCCTGTACACGCCGGGCGACACCCAGTACGCGCGGTTCGGCAGCGTGGTCCCCGGTGGTCGCGTCGATCTGATGACGAACCTGAACTACAACGGCAGTCAGTGGTTGAAAGACGACCCGACAAAACCAGCCGGGTTGGTGACGTTGGCCGAGGATGGGCGATTCGGTGTCTGGCGCGTGGCTGGAGACGGTGCGAATCCGGCGGCACTCGTGGCGTCGATGACGCTCGACCTGAAGGGCATGCTCGACACGTCTGGCTACCGCACACGAGTGGTGCAGTCCCTCTGGGACGGCATCCTGCACTTCGATCTGTCCGCCAGCGGGGCGTTCTTTTCTCCGGGGACGGCTGGGACGTTTACGGTGGCGTTTGATAATCCACCGCCGTACGGCGTCGAGTTCGTGTTCTCGATTGAGTTTGAAGTCGTCGGTGCCATTGGGACCGTGACGTGGCCTGCGGCGGTGCGGTGGGATGAGGATGTCGCGCCCGTCTGGCCCGGCGGGGGGCGCACGATGATCCTTGGGTTTTCGACGCGCACGGGCGGTGCGCGGTATCGCGGATTCATTGGCGGCAGGAACTTCGCCACATAGGCCATGCCGTCTGGGTACCCGACGCTTTATCGGAAGCGGTTGCAGCCGCCGACGGCGCTGGTCGCGAGTCAGATCGCACAGGTGCCAGCGGGGATCACGTCGATTCGCCTGACGTGGCACACGACGGATCCGAATCAGTACACGAACATCTGGTTCAGCAACGGCTCGTACATCGGCTATGTGAACCCCGGTGTGCAGACGTACGACGTGACCGGGCTGGCGGCGAACACGCCCTACAGCTTCTATGTCACACAGTCCGAAGGTGGCGGTGGGCGGCTCTCGGCTCCGTCGAATATCGCTGGGGCGACGACGCAGCAAGCGTTCGTCGCGCCGACGAACTTCACCGCGAGTCAGGTGCTGCCGCTCCCGGCTGGCGTGACCCAGATCGCGCTGGCGTGGACGAACAGCCCGTACGGGGATTACACGAACGTCTACCGCTGGAACGGCAGCGCGTGGGCGTTCCTCGCCACGCTCAATCCCGGCGTGGCGAGTTACACCGACACCGGCCTCGCCGCGAATTCGACGTACTACTACCACGTCAACCACGAACGGCCGACGGACCAGTGGTACGAATCCGCGCCATCGAACGATGCGGTCGCGACGACGCAGGTCAAGTTCGACGCGCCGACGGTGACGAGCGTGGTGGCACCGGCTGGCCCGGACGGCAGCACGCAACTGGTCGTCACGTGGGTCAACGCGCAAGCGGGTGATGCCATTGAGATTTTCCGCTACATCAATCGGGGCGGCGCTGGCGACGGTTGGCAGTACGTCGGGCTGGTTGGGCCGGGCACGACGACGTGGACCGATACCAGCCTTAACCCGAGTGAGACGCGAGCGTACGGGATGGCGCACTATCGCTCGAATGCGAGCGGTGCGTATGACACCGGTATTCAGCAGTGGTTGTGGGCCGGGACGAAGCCCCCGGCCGTGTCTCCGACGGGTGTGGTCGTCACCGTCCCTGCGAATCCAGCGGTCGGGCAGGCACAACTCGATGTGTCGTGGACGAATGCGCCGTACGGGGATCCCGTGCGCGTGTGGCGACGGAATACGACCGACAACTGGAACTGGGAGAACGTCGATCTTGCGGCAGGGACCGCGTCGTACTCACTGACCGGCCTCTCGACTGGTAAGCATTACGACGTGATCGTGCGCCATCTCCGCGATGGCTACGACACGCCTGACAACGGCCAGAACTCCTCCGGGGCGGGTCAGCTACAGGCCGCGTTCAATCCGCCGTCTGGCCTCGCCGTCGCCGGGGTGAACAGTTCGCAGATTGCCTTGTCATGGACAAACGGCTCGTACGACTACGTGCAGATTTATCGCTACGCGACGAACGACCCGGTCTGGCGGTACATCGGATCGCTCAATGCGGGGACGACGGCGTGGACCGACTCTGGCCTCACCGCGAATGTTGGGTACTACTACGCGATGGCGCACTACCGGAACGGCTACGAGACGGCGTGGTCGAATCAGGTCTACCAACTGACGACCCCTGCGCCTGCGTACAACTTTTCGGTCACGCCCGTCTCGAATGATCAGACCCTGCGGATGCAGTGGACTCCGCAGTCGAACGTCCAGCATCTGCTGATCCTGAATGGGCAGTGGTGGGCGTGGGCGGATGCGGGAGTCAACTACCTCGACATCGGCGGCTTGACGCCGGGTGCGACCTACACGTGCTACGTCCACGCGTACAACGGCAACTTCTCAGACCCGAGTAATCAGGCGAGCAACCGCCCGTCGATGGAGATGGTGATCACGTACGCGCCTGCCGGGAACTGGGGCGTCGATTACTCGGGCGGCTATACCACGATCTGGGTCGTCGCTGGAGACTGGGTCAACTTCTCGATTCGACGTGGCGGCACGTTGCAGCGCCTGTTCGTGGGCGCGGGTGGTCCCGGTGGACCGGGTAACGAGGACTGGGATCTGGGCGGCGGCGGCGGTGGTGGTGGTGCGGTCAACCAGTGGAATGACGTAGAGCCAGTGGTCGATAGCTCCGTGTGGTGCGCCAACATCTGGGTGGACGGGAACACGTACTATCGTGGCGTCAACGCCGCTCCCGGCGGCAATGGTGGCGGCGCACCCGCCGATGTCGGGAATGGGTGGGGCGGCTACGGTGGCGGCTCAGGAACGGGCTATCCGGGTGGAGAGCCGGGGAAGGCTGGGCCGGGAAACAGCGCCGGTGGTGGCGGCGGCGGCGGGTCTGGCGGCAACGGCGGCTACGGCACGAACCTCGGTGGCGCTGGAGGACCGGGCACGTGGGCGTGGGACGGTGGCTACTATGGCGCAGGGGGCCGTGGCGGTCGAGGCCCGGTCGATGCACCCCCGCCCGGCAACAGTGGGCAGGGCGGTCAGGCCCGGAACGTCGGCGGCGGCGAGTATGGGGCGCACGGTTTCGTGAAGTTCCGGTATCCGAACTGAGGACGCATGACACGAGCGGTGGTGTTCGAGGGGCCGAAGGCGGCGACACGCTTCACGTTGATCTGGACCGCGCTGGCGACGGGCGGGGACGGGAAAGGCGACCGCTCCCCGGCCACGATTCGCAAAGAGGCGCGGTTGCAGGACGCGTTTGATCGCATCAGTGAACCGACGGCCTCGCCCACCGGGAACGAGCCGGATCGCAAGCTGACGGGTGAGACGCAGACGGTGGTGCTGGCGCAGGAGGACTTCGACCTGTTGCAGCAGTACACGGAGAAGGTCGCATGGAGTCCGCGCGTCTCGCGGGACGTGGTGGACCTCTGGGACTTTCTCAGCGCCTGCCCGAAGCAGGAGTAGCGGCCGTATGATCGCGCCGTGATGATCTATCCGGGCGGGGGCTATCCGGGGCTGTACTTCCCGGCTGTCCGGATTGTCATCGTCATCCCGGAGGTCATCGAGTTCGACGTGCAAGTCTGCACGTCGCTCACGGCCGATGTGATTGTGGACACCCTCGTGGCCGACGAGGGACTGGTCGTCATCGAGGCTGGCGAAGTCGAGGCGACGGTCGGTGTCGAGCGGCGGGTGGAGGTGGAGGCCAGCATCGAGCGCGAGGCGCTGATCGATGTGGCGCTCGCACCCTCGCAGACGAAAGAGACGGCGGTGGTCCTGCCGCCCGGTGAAGTCGAGGCGATGGTCGTGGTCGAGCGGCGGGTGGATGTGACGGTCGGCATCCTGCGAAAAGTCTCGATGGTGGAGGCGACGGTGGCGGTGCATACGGCGCTGGACACGACTGCGCCGGTGCTGGTGCGGCTGGTCTTCTCGGTTGATACGGAGCGATGACATGGCAGGACAGCTACGCAAGGACGACATTGGCTCCATCATCCGCGTGCGGGTCCGCGAGGAAGGCTTGCCGTTCAATGCGGCAGCGGCGACGACGAAGACGCTCAAGCTGAAGAAGCCGAGTGGGCGGGTCGTCGCGCGTCCAGCGGAATTTGAAACCAACGGCACCGACGGCGTCTTCACCTACACGACGGTCGAGGACGACCTCGATGAGTCCGGCCCGTGGTCGGGGCAAATCTTCATGGAGTTCCCGACCGGCCAGTGGCACACCGATGCCTTCAACTTCCACGTGGGCGAGAACCTTGAACTAGCGGTAGCGACCCAGTGAGTGCCGCGCCTGCGCCCCAGCGGGAGGCCGTGCCGGGCTTGCAGGCGCTGGACCGACTGCCCACGACCTCGACGCCGACGATTCCGCTGGCGGTGCGAGCCGCCGATGTGTTCCGGGCACCGGTCACGACGCTGAAGGTGCCGCTCAATCGCAAGACGACCCAGAACGCCGTGCAGTCCGTGCGGCTCGACACGCTGGAGCCGACACGGGACTTGCTGCCGGTGGCCGGGCTGTCGGCGTATGTCGTCAAGCCCCGGCGTGATCCGCCGGACGTGGCGCACGTGGTGATGCGGAGCGGTCGCGAGCGGTGGGTCATTCAGGAAGGACACACGCGACTGGGCGCGGCCGTCCTGCGCGGCGACGAGACGCTTCCGGCGCGGGTGTGGGAGTTCGAGCAGGCCGACACCGGCGACTTCGTGCCGGTACTCCGAGGGCTACATCGGCGCGGTGTCCAGTTGACGCTGCGGGACGCGAAGCCCGGCCTGCATCCGGACTGGCAACTGGGCGATGCGGGGCTGACGCGGCAGATCACGTTCCCGAATCTCCGGGCGTGCGCGACGTTCATCTCGGCGTTGATGGACGCGGCGAACGACGCGAATCACCACCCGGATGTGCAGAACGACAACTGCGACGTGACCGTGACGTTCATCACGCATGCGACTGGCACGGTGACAGCGAAGGACTACGCCGGGGCCGAGGAGGCCGACCGTCTCGCAGGCGAGGCGCTGACCGTGCTCTCGGGTGACGACCTCGCGGTCCTCGTGCTCGACTGGCAGGAGAACTTGCCGAACGGGCGGGACAATGGTAGTATAGACCTCGGTGGTCCCGGCAGCGGGAACTTCGGGCATGCCGGACGGCCCGGTGAAGTGGGTGGGTCGGCGGATGGTGGCGGCGGCGACGGCGAGAAGATCAGCACGGTTCCTCTGCACGAGCCAACCCCGCACGAATTCATCGAGGCGCGGAACAAGTCTTCGCGGATGGCGTTCCTGTCGCCGTTGACGCCGGATGATCTGAAGGGCCAGAAGCTGTACCTGTCGAAGGACGGCACGGTCGGCGGCGCGATGACGCCGGGCGGCGACATGGGGAATCTGTTCAACAACGACGGGCCGTCCGGCGCGGCACGCGAAGTGTTGCTCCAGATGATTGCGGACGGGGGGAAGACGGCCGATGCGTACGACGGGTACCTGCCGTTGCTGTACACCCAGTTCGGGTTGCACGAAACCGGACGCATGGCGTTCAACCCGGAGTACGCGCCGAAGGATTGGAACTACGAGAAGGACGATCATCCGGATGTGATCTTCCTCGCACTGGATCAGCACGCGCAGTCGGTCGAGGACATCCGCGAGCGACTGGCGGACGAGTTCCTGTGGCAGACACCGAATGAACCGGGGGATAACTACTATGACGACTACGACCAAGGGAAACGAGACGCCACCGCCATCGCCACCAAGCACGCCATCACACGACGTGCCGACGCTGCCGCCCAACGCGCAGAGTCCGGCGGAAAGGCGTTTCTTAGCGAAGCTGGAACGGCTCAAGGGAGCCGACTGGGTCGCCAAGCATGGCGGGTTGGCGCTGCGAGAAGCGCGAGCGTTGGGGGAGATTTAACCTACCGCGACAAACTCGCGGTGCTGCTGGGGGACGTGCCCGGTCACGAGTTCCACGGGAACCAGTGGACGGACGCGTACCCGGCCGCATCACGTGACTACCGCATCGAGCCGGTCAAGGGCGACAAGCGTGCCTGCTGCGATCCCGGCGGCGTCAAGACGAAGCTGACCAAGCCGGAGCAGGGCGCGATTGGCGAGGCCATCGTCGCGGAGTACCTCACCCAGCAGGAGAAGGACCGCGTCTACGCGTCCAACGTCGGGCAACCCAACTTCCCCATCGACCTCGTGTCGATCAACGACGACGGCAGCGGCGAGGTCATCGAGGTCAAGGCTGGGAGCGCCGGAAACACCACGGGCGCACAGCAGTGGCGGCTGACCATCGGAGAGCCGGGCAAGGCCGAGAAGGCCATGCTGGCGGATATGTCCGAGGCGGACAAGGCTCGCTGGAACGACAGCAAGGAAGAACAGATTCTCGTCCGCAAGGAACGGGCGACGAAGCAAATCTCCAAGAACATCGGTCGCCCGGTCAAGGGCCGCACGCTCACGGTGATTCTCAACCCCGACACGCATCGCGCCGACGTGTACGAGTTCGACGGCTTCCACCAGCGCATTGGCTGGAACAGCGAGGAAGCGAAGGCTGGCTACCGGGGCACGTTCACGTACCGCCAGAAGCCAGCGGCGCAGCGGAAGGCGGAAGCGACCATCGCCGCACGCCAGTGGTTCGTGCTGTCAGCCGACAAGCCGGACACGTGGACATTCGTGCCGCCGCCCGGCCTTAACGTACCGCCCGAGGTCGTCGCGGAAGTGCAGCGCGACATCGAGCGCGAGGCGCGACGGTACGAAGCCTCGCTGACCCAGATGTTCCTGAAGAAGTCGGAGAAGCATCTTGGGGATCTGCCGGGTCACGAGTTCCACGGGAACCAGTACAGCGAGGGCACGGCAGTGGTTCCGACTGGGAAGTCGGTCCAGTTGCCGGGACGCTACGACCGCACGAAGGCCGTAAAAGGCTCGATTCTCGTCACGTCGAAGCACGGCTACATCGCGGCCACGAAGTCATCATCGGATCCGGACTACTACTGGGTGAACCACATCCGGGTGGATGGCAAAGCCCGAGGCAAGGGCGAGGGCACGGCGCTGTATATCGCGGCGCTCAAGGAAGCGCAGAAGCGCGGCGGCAAGGGCATCCTGAACGGCGTCCTGCCGGGGCGTGACATCTCCGACGATGCCAAGCGCGTCTGGGCCTCGCTCACGCGCAAGGGACTGACGGAGCCGATTACGGCGCACGTTCAGAGCGAGGGCAAGGACATCGCGTTCGAGTCTGTCGTGCTCGTGCGATCTGAGCCGAAGGCCACGCACGCATCGACCGCGTGGCATCTCGGGGATCTGCCCGGTCATGACTTCCACGGGAATCAGTGGACGCATGAAGGTGGGCGCGGCACGCCGCACGGAGCCAAGAAATCGACCAGCGCGGATGGCTCCACGGTCGAGAGTTGGTACGACCGGAAATCCCGGTCGTGGATCACGCAGAAGAAGTCGGGCGGCACCGAGGTGGACTCGGAATACAACGGTACCAAGGAGGGCATGAACGTCAGTCACGCCACGATGGTGGTGTCGGCGGAGCCTGCGTCGGCGGAGACAGTCACGGACATCCCCGCCGGTGAGAAAGGCGAATGCTTCCGCAACGCGGCGCGGTTCGTCCGTCAGCGCGATGGCTACGTGCTTGTCCACGGCAAGGTGACGAACGGCGAGGGGCAGACGTTCGATCACGCGTGGGCCGAGTCGGCCACAACGGTGGCTGACCCGACCACCGGTGTGGAGATGAACAAGAGCCGGTGGTACGGACTGGTGAAAGCCAAGCCCGAGGCGAAGTACACCGCCGAGCACTCAGCCATCAACATGCTCCGGACCCGCAACCACGGGCCGTGGACGGACACGGAGGTCGGTTCGCGCAAGCTGGCGCTCTCCGCGCTGTATCTCGACTGGGATGAAGGCTCGCATCCGCGCGACGAGAGCGGTCGCTTCGCGGCCGGGTCGGTGTCCGAGTCGATGGCCGCGTTCAAGGAGAAGTATCCCGAGGTTGCCAGTCGGTACGCGAAGTCCAGCTACACCGAGATGGGCAGCATCGAGGCGCACACGCGCGACGTGGGTCGCACGTGGGCCACGCAACTGACGCCCGAGGAGTTGTCCGGGATCTCCGGCCGGTTCGGGTCCGACGTGGGCAAGCTGATGGCCGCAGCGATTCCGCTGCACGACATCGGGAAGGCCGACGCGCGGGAGTCGGGCGGCTCGCAGCACGAACACACCATCCCGATCCTGCAACGCGTCCTGCGCCGGGAAGGCTTCACGGAACGGGACGTGTCGCTCGCGACCGAACTGCTGAACCACGACATGATCGGGCCGCTGCTGCGAGCGCACGAAGGCATGCGGTCCCAGCGCACGCCGCAGGAGGTCGCGACCATCTTGGGCGCGAAGGCCCAGAAGGTCGGCATGAACGCGACGGACTTCGCCACGCTGCAACTGGCGTTCTTCCACGCCGACGCCTCGTCGTATCCGTTCGTCGCGCGACAGATGACGCAGGAGCCGTCCGGGAAGCACACGTTCAAGCACGCGTCGGTGCTGGCTCCGATTCATGCGCTGATCGCGAAGCCGCACCATCTGTCCATCAATCTTGGTGATGTGGAGGGCCACCCGTTCCGGGGGAACCAGTACACCGACGTGGTGGGCGGTGGCGCTGGCGTGACGCAGGCCGTGCGCCAGTTCAAAGGCAACGAAGGGTACGACTGGCACGAGCGTCCCGAGATGGAGACGTACGTCCGGAGTTTGCCACCCCACGAGGTGGAGGCCGTCAACAACTACGCCGGGTTCAGCTACGCGGACATCAACGCACAACTGCGCGGGTCGTTCGTGCCGGACACGGTGAATGAGTTTGTGCGCCCGGCGACCGAGGCGGAGATTGCCGCGTTCAGGCCGACGGGCAAGAGCGAGGCGAAGGCGTACGATCCGGATGATCCCATCAACAAGGTCGAGGATGGTCGCATCATCCGGAATGCGTTCACGGTCAATCCGGCGACCGGCGAGAAGGTGTTCTACAGCGTCCAGCGAGCAGTGCCGGATCGGGCGCGTGCGCGGGAACTGGACAAGCATGTTGCGGCGATCAACAGCCTGATTCGCGAGCACGGGTACGTGCTCCCCGAGCCGATGGAAGTGACGCGTGCGGCCTACGTGCCCGGCTTGTCGTACGAGGATCTGAAGGCGCAGGAGGGCGGCATCACGGAGGAACGCGGCTTCACCTCCACGATGCTGGGCAATCCGGGCAATCGGCTCGACAGCTACGTGCTGGGCGGGAAGGCCGAGAGCCTCTACAAGCGGTACGCGGACAAAGAAGGGTCGAGCGCGATCTACACGCGGCAGGACGAAGTCGCTGCGCCGATGCGCATCTCCATCATCTTGCCAGCAGGCACCAAGGTCGCGCCGGTGGAGACGCTCCGCCGTGTGGACTACGCGTACCCCAAGGTGCAAGACCCAGCCGTCTTCGATCATCCGGAATGGCTGACCAACGATGACGGCACGCCGAATGGCCTCAAGGCCAGCGACTACACGCGCCCGGACTTCACGGCGAAGCCGACCATCAAGATGGACCGGCTGCACGAGGCGAACCAGCGCAGCGAAGCCGAGATCCTGTTGGGCAGCGGAGCGCAGTTCCGGATCGTCAGCGTGCAGCGCGGTCCCCGGCGCATCACGTCGTCCGATCCGAAGATGAAGGCGGTCGAACCCATCGACGTGGTACTGGAATACATCGGCGGCGGCAGCAGCGAGGGGACGCAGAAGAAAGACCTCTCGATCAAAGTGTCACGCTGTGACACTTTGACTTCACCGCTCGATCTCGGTGACGTGGAGGGCCACCCGTTTCGCGGTAATCAGTGGACCGACGGTGAGGAATCGAATGCGTCGGCATTCATTCAGCGCGACACCCTCCCGGCCGATGCCGAGGCACTGGCGACGATTGAAGGCGCTGGCCCGGAGCGGCGGAAGTGGGTCGAGCGGCTGGTGGCCTCACGGAAGGCCGATGCCGCACTATACGACGCAGAGGAGGCGCACAAGGCGTCGATCAAGCTGGTCGAGCAGCGATATGGCACGTGGGAGAGCTTGCTGACCCCACCCGCCAGCGATGAAGAACTCGGACGACGCGCGGAGGCGCTGGAAGCCAGACGGCGAGCCGACCCGGACTTCCGGGCCACGCTCGACGTGATGGTGGCCGCGTACGACGCGAAGGTGGCAGCGGAGAAGGCGTGGAAGGCTCAAGAGTCTCCGATGCGCGTGGAAGTGATCACGAACCTCTCGCACGCCGTGGCGAAGGACATGGGCGTCGATCCGTCAATGATTCACGTGGTGGACAAAGAGCCATCGACGTTCACGGTGGGCACGAAGGAATTCCGTGAGGGTGGGCACTACAACCCGGCCACCAAGCAGATCGAAATCAACGCCCGGAACCTCGCGTACGGGGATGCGCCAGCAGTCAAAGGCATCGCGGCGCATGAAACCTCTCACGCGATCTATCACCAGTTCAGCGACGAAGTTGAAAGCGAGCGGGAGCGGTACAAGGTGCTGGCCGGGCACTATGAAGACAAAGGGACGGACTGGTTTTACGAGCGGTTCGACCAGCCGCATCGGTTTGCCGCACCCACGGTGAAGCCGGGGATGGAAGCACAACTGGCGCGAGAGTTTCCCGCGTCGGCGGTGTGGGCCAATCTCCATGACGGGAGGATGTTCACGGGCCTCTCGGACAAGATCATCAAGGAGAACGGGCACAGCGCGTACGCGAAGTCGTACTGGACGCCTGAAGCTATTCGTGTGCGTGGACACGGGACGTACGACACGGCGATCAACGAAACCGTGGCCGAGGTCACGCGCTGGCTGATCGCGCCCAAGTCATGGAATGAAGAACCCGCCAAGGCGTCGGTGGCGGACGGCAAGATTCGTCTGCAATCGACGGGACTCGGTCCCAAGTCCGCGTGGGTCGCGTTCACCAAGGGCATGCACGCGTGGCAGCAACAGAAGGCGCGGTCATGACGCCCGAGTCCATCACCATCGACGGTCGATCCGGTAGCGTCGTCTATCTCGATGCGAACTGGCACCCGGTCCCAGCGGCGAAGGCGACGATGGCGAAGGTCGTGTTCGATGATGGCGGCACTGCATTCTTCACCGTAGCCGAGTCACCCGCGCCGGAGCCGGAGCCGCCACCTGACCCGCATCACCTTACCTATCGCGAGAAGCTGGCGTTCCTGCTGGGCGGAGCAGGCAGCGGCAACTTCGGTCACGCGGGGCGACCGGGCGAAGTCGGCGGATCGGCTGAGGGCGACAGCGATCCCATCGAGGCGCTGCATCACCGGTTCGTCGCGCTGGTCAAGAAGGGCGAAGACACCGAGGACGCCCTGAATGTCATGCGCAACGACATCAAGGCCGCATCTGACGCGTGGCGCAAGGACATCACCGAGCGCAAGCGGCCCCTGAAAGCCGACGGCGCGGCGGCGAAGAAGCTCGACTCCTACAAGAAGATGGAGGCGCTCTCGGCCACGTTCCACGCCGCGTACGACGAGGCGCAGAAGCAGCGTGCGGAGGCGAACGCCCAAGCCAAAGAGTTACTGAAGGTGCCGCACGAGGAGCGGTCGAAGCTGACGTTCACGTCCACGCAGGAGTTGCACGGGGCGGTGGAGGCTGGCGCGAATCGGGCGCTGGCGACCTTTCGGCAGTACGACGGGTCCGGTGCCTTCGTCCCACACAAATACCCCGGCGACCAGATCGAAAAGTTTCGCGAAATCTTTGGAGATAAGACGCCGCTGGTGACGAATCCCGATGGGACGTTCTCGATCCCGGCGACCTTGCGGCTGGGGCGAGCCAAAGACGGGCGTGCGAACGCCACGCTGGGTGGTATCAATATCGGCACGGCACGCGAACTGGACCGCACGGTCTATCACGAGATCGCGCACCACATCGAGATGAACCACTCGGCGGTGTTGAAGGCGGCAGTGGAGTTGCGGGAATCGCTGGCGACGAAACCGCGAGAGGTCTATGCGCTGAACACGGTTCACGGTGGCCTCGATGCCCATGAGCACGCGCTGCGTGGCAACTTCCCGGACCCGTACTCGGCCAAACTCTACCCGGACGACATTGCGACGGAGATGGTTTCGACGGGCGTGGAGGCGTACATCATGGACCCCATCGGCTTCTCGAAAAGTCGGCCGGAGCATTTCAAGTTCATCTTCGACGTGATGCACGGCAAGTATCGGAGCAAGCCATGATTACCCTCAAGCTCTCGACCGGGGAAACGGTCACGGTCAACGATGGCGTTGTGTCGGTGCCGGAGAACGCGGTGTTCGCGGAGTTGCTGAACGCCCCGTCGATGCAGCCGCCGGAGAACGGGCACTATGCGCCGACTGAGGATGCGCGTCTTGCACAGCACATCCTGACGGTCTGGGGCGGCACATGGGTATCGCCCACGCCGCGCTACCCGCGAAAGCTGTACTGATGTCTGCCCCGCCGATTGCACCGCCGGATGCAGATCGCTTCACGTGGGGCGAGTTCCGGATTATCAAGCCGGTTCCACCGAAGCCGAAGCCGAAGGACGATGCCGACAAGAAGGCGCTGACCTATCGCGAGAAGCTGGCGTTCCTGCTGGGCGATGTCGAAGGCCACCCGTTCAGGGGCAATCAGTGGACGGACGGCGAGGGTGGCGGCGGTGGCCGGGACCGCACGGAGTCGCCCCGGTTCAAGGCGTGGTTCAAAGAGTCGAAGGTCGTAGATGACGAGGGTCAGCCGCTGGTCGTCTATCACGGCACGACGCACGACATCGAGGAGTTCAAGAAGGCCGGAGACGAGGGACTGAATCCCGAGTCTGACTGGGGCGCTGGCGTGTACTTCACCAGCGAGCCGGAAGACGCTGGGGAAAACTACGCCGGGGAAGGTCCGGACCTGACGGCTCGCATCGAGCACGAAGTGGATCGCCTGCAAAGCGAGAACGAGGATCTGTCTCACGACGATGCACTGAAGCAGGCGCGTGCGGCGCTGGCTGGTAAGTCCGTCGCGATCTATCCCGCGTACGTGTCGATGCAGCAGCCCTTCGTCGTGGGCGATGCCAACGGCACCTCGTCGCACAGGGAAACCGTCCTGACCTCGGAGTACGTGTACGACGATCCGAACGACTCCGATAGTGACATCGTCGGGCAGGAAGGCACGCTACCAGATTTTCTGGCGGCGCTGCGCGACGAAGCCAGTCAGCACTCCGGCGGCGACGAGGCGGTCGAGAAGTTCACCGAGAAGATCATGGACCGCGACATGATCACGGCCTCCGAACTGGTCAAGGCGTGGAACGACACGGAGGAGGCCAGCTACATCGAGAGCGACACCGGTGCATTGGTCAACAAGGAAGTGTTCCGGGCGGCGCTGGAGCGAGCCGGGTTTGACGGCGTGATCGACCGCGAGGTAGACACCAAGTTCGGTTCGCAGCGGCGGATCGGTCAGTCGATGAAGGGGATGAACCCGGACACGACGCACTTCGTCGTCTTCGCGCCGACGCAGATCAAGAGCGCGACCGGCAACACGACGTTCGATCCCGCGAACCCCAAGATCACCATGTCGGCGCACGGCCGACGACGCCTCATCCTGCTGGGCGACGTGGAGGGACATCCCTTCCGTGGGAACCAGTGGACCGATGGCGATGGCGAATCCGCGCGTCCCGCGCAGCGCGAGATGGAGAAGCGCGAGGCGGCGCTCAAGGACGCGACCCTGCGGTACGCCGACGCGCTGGCGGCGCACAGTGCGGTGGTGAAAGCCATCAAGGCCGAGCACGGCGGAGATCTCGATGTCTATGATCCGACGTACTACCCGTCACTGGATGCCCGGAACGAAGCGGCGCAGGCTGAGCACGCCGCGCGACTGGCGGTGGAAGCGCACGCGCCGGTAGTGCGGCAGGAGACGGTGCAGATCATCACGAACACTGTCTCCACGCGGCAAGGGTTCGACGCTGGGCGCATCGACGTAGTGGACATCGAGCCACGCGGCTTCACCGTGGCTGGTCGCCAGTTGAACGAGGGCGGACACTACGATCCGGGCACGGGTCGCATCGAGGTCAACTCGCGCAACCTCGCGCGAAATCCGGAGTTCACGCAGGGGCTGGTGTCGCACGAGATCATGCACGCGCAGCACGACACGGTGCGCATCGTGGCGGCGAAGGAGCACGATGAAATCAGCAAGCTGGCGTCTCAGGGGCAGCGGGTCTTCGGGGATGGCGGGAAGGTCGTGCAGGATGCGACACCGGAGTGGGACCGCCTGTTCGGTCGGAACGGCTACCCGCGCGAGAGCCGCATGGCGGAGATCGAAGCCCGGTGGCCTGCGTCGGCCGCAATGGCGCGGACGGCTCCCTTGGGCGACCCCTACCTCGGGACGTGGAAGACGGCCGAGGACGGGAAGACCGTCATGGACGACCGTGGCCTGAGCGAGCGCGGCCACGCGATGCGCAAAGACGATGGCTTCACCGCCTACTCGCGCCTGTACTGGGAGGCGTACGAGACAGCAATGCGGGATGGACCCCCGAACGCGATTGGTCCCGCGTGGAAACGCGCGGAGGAGGAAACACTGGCCGAGGTCGCGGCGTACCATGAGCAGGCTCCGCGTGGCCCGTGGAAGGAAGGCGTCCCGGCGAAGTCGTGGCAGGACTACGCGCTGCAACTGCGGAAGACGTACCCGAAGGTGAAGGCTCAGCACACGCCATGATTCAACCGGAACCGATCACGATTGACGGACGCCACGGCGTGGTCGTGTTCCTCGACGCCGACCGGCAACCGGTCGAGCCGCGTCATCCGAAGGCCGTGGTGGCGCGTGTGGTATTCGATGACGGGGGACGGGCCACCTACACCGTCGAACCGTACCAGCCGACGCCGGTGAATCTCGGTGGACCCGGCTCCGGGAACTTCGGGCACGCGGGGCGACCGGGCGAGGTCGGCGGGTCTGCTGAGGGCGAGGGCGGCACGGGCAGCTACGGCAAGAAAAGCGTCAAGGGTAAGAACATCGTCCGGGTAGACGACGAGGCGAATGACGCGGTCGTGTCGAACGTGCTGGGGCTGAACTCCGAAGCGGCCGTGCGTGACTTGGCCGAGTCGATGGTGCAGTACGCCGATCAGGAAAAGTTCTCGGTCACGATCATGACCGAGGGCGGCGGTCCCGACGAGGAGGAACTCCGCGAGAGCTATGACGAGTACGTCGAGCAGTCGCGCCGGGAAGCCCGGAACGACTGGGTGGCGGAGCGCCGAGATCGCGCGGCCGAGATCGACACGCTCTGGGAGTCGATGAAGGCCGAAGCCGAGGAGGCGCGGCGCACGGGTCCGTATGGGGATACCCGCGAGATTCCGACGCTGCCGTTAGGAGAAGGCGAAGCCTTCCAACCGGGCGACACGGCCGAGAAGATCGAGTACGAGGATCTCGTGGAGGGACTGGACCCGTCGGCTCCGTGGTCCGAGGACGAGAAGGCCATTCTGCGCGAGCGGCTGATGCAGACGGGTGGTCCCGTGCAGAAGTCCATCAACCAGATGCGCAGCGAGTGGGAGGACGGCGTTGGGCAGGACTTTGAACCCAACGACTCGTTCGATGAGTGGCGCACCGAGCAGGACGACAGCAATTACAGCGGCGAAGAAGTGGTGCGCATCAAGTTCGCCGGATCCGCTGGCACGCAGATTACCCGCGAGTTCAAGCGCGACGGGAACGGCGAACTGGTCGTGGATCACAGCTACTTCCAAGCGGGGAACACGGGCGGTGGCCTCGCGAAGGATCTCCTGCGTGCGAGCTTTGACGAGTACGAGCGCATGGGCGTGGACAAGGTCACAGTCCACGCGAACATCGACGTGGGCGGGTACGCGTGGGCGAAGTTTGGCTTCAAGGTCGATAGCGACGAGCACGGCGGACCTGATGTCGATCACCTGATCGACCGCGCCGAGCGCCGGGGCATGATCACGCACGAGGAGCGGCTCGCGCTGGAGGACATCGCCACGGAGACAGACGGCGACGACACGCAACTCTGGGCGATTGCGGACGCGACGAGCGAGGGCAAGAAGATCGGCTCCGCTGTACTGCTGGGCAGCGACTGGTACGGGCAAATCCGCCTCGATGACAAAGAGGCGATGAGTCGGTTGCACAGTTACCTCTCGGCCACGAAGACACCGGCTCCGCGTCCCGAGCGAGCGATTGATCGCGCGGTACGGCAGAAGGCCGAGCGCACGGCCGCACGCGAGCGTGCGAAGGCTGATGCCGAGACAGCCGCCGACATCCGGGCTGGACGTGAGGCACGCGACCGGGCGATTGCGGCGAGCGAGACGCGCATTGCGGCGCTGCGCACGCGTCTGGAGGAGTTGGCTCCGGCGGCACGCACGACGCACCCGGACTACCAAGAGCGAGCACGGCTGGCGACGGAACTGGAAACGCGGGTCCGCGAGGTCGCCGGGATGCGCCAGCAGAACGAAGGACAGGACGCGGCGGCACGGATCGTCAAGGCGGAGCGGAAGGCAAAGGCCAAGGAAACGGTCGCGCAACGCGAACGGCGCAAGCGTGAACGCGCCGACGTGCTGGCCGAGCAGAAGGAGCGCAACGCGAATCGCGAGCGACTGGGATTGTCACCCATCAACTTTGCCGATGACCCACCGACGCCGCCGACCGACCCGCCGCTGACGCCACGGCCGGGCAGTCGCGAGATGTTTTACGAGGAGCCTGACGGCACGCGTGCCGACCGCGACCTGTGGCGCGATTTACTGGGCGAGGACTTTCCCGATGATCCTGCGGACGCTGTGCCGGAGAAGCCGACCTCGCTCTACCGCGACAAGCTCAAGGCGCTGCAACTGGAATGGGACGAAGGCGAGCACCCACGCGATGCACGCGGTCAGTTCGAGGACTCGCACTCGCCCGGCGAGGCGCTGCATTCGCTGCTGGACGGCCACAAGACCAACATCGATCCGCATCACGTCCGGGCCTTACTGAAGAAGGCGCTCAAGCAGGGACTGGACGCGGACCTCACCGATCTGCACGTCAACGGGCATCTCATCTTCGGCGGCAACGGACTGGGCATCGCGCGAGCGGACATGCCGCAGATTCCGCCCGAGCATCGCGAGCCGTTCCTCCAGTCGCTGCGAGATGCCGGTGTCACGGTGACGCGGGAGATGGTGAACCCGCTGACGCTCGCGCCCTCGCAGAAAGAAATCTCCGCACGCCGCGCTGCCGAGAAGCTGGACAAGCTCGAAAGCAAGGGCAAGCCGTTCAAGCCGGTCTTGGTGTCGCAGGGAAACCGCGTGCTCGACGGGCATCACCACTGGGCCGCAGCCGCCGCGCTGGCGCTGGAGCACCCGGAGATGAAGGTGCCGATCTACCGCATCAAGATGCCGACGCGCCGGGCACTGGCGAAGATGCACGCGTACGACAAGACGCACGGCATCGAGCGGGTCGCGTTGTCGGCCATCGAGCGCGACGAGGTCACGGACCGGGAACAGGTGCTCCTGCTCGATTGGGATGCGCCGGAGACGCAGTGATGCCGAGCCTGCAACGCGACAAGATCGACGGCCGCTGGGCCACCATCGCCTACTTGTTGAACGATCAACTGGTGGACCCCGATCAGGCCACGACAGCGATTGCAAAGTTCGACAACGGCGAGGTCATCATGCTCGCGGTCACGCAGGAGCGGTCGCTGGCGCTTCCCGTGGGCGAGGTGATTACCATGCCGTTCGCGGACTATGAGGACTTCGCGGACTGCGTCGAGAAGAATCCGGACAAGGACGATCCCAAGGCGTTCTGCGGCTGGCTGAAGCACCGCATCGAGGGGTCGGACCAGCCACCGGTGGACCTGAGTTACCGGGACAAGCTGGCCCTGACACTGGCGGTCGCGAACTATGATAGTATAGATGCACGTCACCTTGAGTGGGACGAGGGCCAGCACCCCCGTGCCGATGACGGCAAATTCAGCGAAGGAGCAGGCGATGGCGGACACGCCGACGGACAACCGCAAGGATCGGGAACTGACGGAGGAGGAGGAGGATCGGTATCCGCCCCCGCCGCCAAAACGCACGCCCGACCCGGAGCCGACCCCGCCGCCAGCCGCGTAGCCGACAGCTACAACGAGCAGCACGGCCTCCCGCCGGTCGATCACAGCACGTACATCGAGGTCAGCCAGCCACGCGCCCGTGACATCGCGGACGCGTACGACGCGCTGCCAGCCGACGACCAAGACAACCCCAAGGTCAAGGAAGCCTACGCCGCGCTGAGTACCGAGATTCAGCAGCAGTGGGACCACATCGTCGCCAGCGGGATGACGCTGGAGCCGTGGACACAAGAGGGTCAGCCCTACCAGACCTCGACCGAGATGGTCGCGGACGTGAAGAACAACAAGCACATGTACTTCTACACGGGTGGCGAGCCGCACCCGTTGATCGGGGCGAAGTCGAAAGACAAGACCGGCTTGTCCCTGAACGAGAAGTTCCGCGCCGTCCACGACTACTTCGGCCACGCCGCAGGCGGGTATGGCTTCGGGCCGCGTGGCGAGGAGAACGCGTGGCGGTCGCACTCGCAGATGCTGACGTTCCCGGCGCGGCGAGCACTAACGACGGAGACACGCGGCCAGAATTCGTGGGTCAACTTTGGTCGCCAGAACTACGAGGCCGATGGCACGCACAAGAACCTGCCGCCCGGCGAGCGCCCCTACGCCACGCAGAAGGTGGCGCTCCTGCCCGACGAGTATGTGCTGATGCCCGGTGAGCAGCCGAAGTCGCTGTCGGCGTATCGCCAGCGGCTACTGGGGGTCATGTGACCGCCTACCGCGAGAAGCTCGCGCTCCTCAGCCTTGGCGATGTCGAAGGGCATCCCTTTCGCGGCAACCAGTGGACCGAGGGCGAGGGCGGCGACAGCGATACCGAGGGCCAACGCTGGCGGTGGGGAACGTACGCCGTCAAGAAAGCCGTCAGCGAGTACACGCTGGGCGGCGCTCGCTACATCAACGAGCATCTTCGGGCAGGGAAGGGACCGCGCTGGGCGAATCGCAATGACGTGCTGGAGATGGACACCCACATGACGCGGAATCGCCTGCCGAAAGACACGACGCTGAGTCGCACGGTGCCCACCAGCGTGGTGGCCTCGCTGGACGTGGGCGACGTGTATCAGGACGATGGGTTCGTCTCCACGACGGCCGACCCGGCGGCGCTGGCGAAGATTCAGGATGACATCGGCGTGGCGGACAAGGCCAAGCAATCGACACTGACCGTGCTCGCGCCCAAGGGACTGGGTCACATCAACGTCAACGAGGAGATCGGCACCGACCACCGGTATGCCCGGCAGCAGGAAGTCATTCTGCCGCGTGGCCTCAAGTACAAGGTCGTCAGCAAAGGTCCGAACGGGATGACCGTACAGGTGCAGCCGTGAGGGACGTACACGCCGACAGGTTTGCGTTGCAAGAGGGCGACTTTGTCATCGTCTCCAAGGCGAAGCCGTTCGCACTGGGCGATACCGAGGGCCATCCGTTTCGAGGGAACCAGTACAGCGGCGGCGAGCACGTCGAAGTCGAGGGCCGGTCGATCAAGGTCACGCACAGTGCTCGCGCGAAGCGTGCAGGCGACGTGCTCGTGCCCGTGGACATGGCGAAGTTCGACGCCGCATGGAAGCAGGACACCGGCTTCCACATCGACCCGTCCGGGACCGGCGCGATTCACGGGCGACTGGAGCGCATCGCGGACTTCCTGAAGACCTCGCCGCAGATGGACGCGGCCGAAGTCAATGTCGATGCCGATGGCCGCGTCGGGTTCACGAACGGTCGTCACCGCATGGCCTACCTGCGCGACAAGGGCGTCACGCGGGTGCCCGTGTCGATGACGAAGGAGTCCCGAGCCAACGCGAAGAAGCACGGCCTGATCGCCGGGCGCACGGACTTGGCGATTATCAACCTGCCTGACATCAGTGACGTGTCGTTCCCGTCGATGGTCGGCGCGATCCCGTCGAAGCCCCCGAAGCGCAAACGGAAGCGCACGCTCTACAAAGGCGTGAGCCTGAGCCGTCGGCCGATGAAGTTCGAGGCCAAGGTGCTGTCGCTGACGGAGATTCCCCGGCGGCTCGACGCCTGCCGCGACACGCTCCTTAGCTGTGACGAGGACCGCTGGCGCGACACGCTGCACGACCTCGCCGCCTACGGCGCGAGTGAAGTGCTGATGGAACTGGTGCGGCAGGGCGCACCGGCGCGGCTGGGCACGCGCGAGATCCCGGTCGATGTGGACGGCATCTGCGCGGCGGTGCTGGCCGACCGGGCACGGGCGCTCACGAGCCTGCGCGAGGACTACGAAGCCCGGCTCCGACGACGACGGATCCGGGCGGACCGGCGCGAGGCGCTCACCCAGTCGTTCACCGACGTGCGGCGACCGTCGCTGCTGAAGCGGTTCGCGAACCGGGCGACCAATGAGGCGTTCGCGCTGGGGCGGACGACGGCGATGCACCTGTTGCAGCGGCAGCGCATCCCGGTGGAATTCGAACTGGCGTACCACGGCGAGGACGGCAAGTTCATCAGCAAGGCCGAAGCGGTGGCTGGGGGCGAGGCCATCGTGGATGCGGTCATCCAGACGGCGGTGATGGACACGGGCACGTGCGACGAGTGCGCCGAGGTCGATGGCGAGTCGATGGAACTGGGCAGCGACCGGCAGGAAGAACTGCGCCCACCCTACGTGAAGTGCCTCGGCGGGGATGCCTGCCGGTGCGTCCAGATCGCGCTCCTCTCCGACGGCAGCGAAATCGACGTGGACGAAATTGACGAGGACACGCTGGGCGACCACGAGAGCGACAAGCCGAGTAAGCCGAGCACGAAGGCCGCGCCCGAGGCCGACACGGCCGATACCGGCGACGAGAGTGATAGCGAGGATTGATGCCGACGGCGACGACCCATCACGGTACCGTGAAAACTCTGCTCCTGATTCTGGCGAAGGTGCTGGGGGCGGACGCGGCCGAGGAGCGACCCCCGGCGACCGAGAAGCTCGTGGATCGGCTCGACGTGACCGTGGACGCGTACTGCCCGTGCGGCTCGACGCATCTGCATCACCTCACGCTCGTGTCTACGTCGGAGTGCGCCCGGTGCAGCCGGACGCTGGCGATTCGCTCGATCCAGTACGTGCGGTCGAACTTCGGGACGATCCCGCAGGCACAGGTGTCGGTCGGCTACGTGTTCACGCCGGATTCGCTGCGGCGTCGGCGGACCACCGGGGTGCATTGAGTGGACTGCGGACGCATCTGTCAATGGGACAGCCCGGCGGTTCGGCTGGAGCAGCGGACGGGCATCTGGCACTGGCACTTCAGGTGCCGGAAATGCCTCCGGATAATATCGTTCACGTCCGCGTACGCCCCGAGTTCGCGGAGCGGGTCCAATAGATTCAACAACTTACAGGAACGTGTTGCGCCTCAGCCCGAAGCAATCGCAAAGTATGGGGGTTTGGCGGCGGCATCACCCCACCGCTAGTCCCATGTTTTCATCTTGACTTTGTCGGACAACCTTGCGGTGTTCCAATGGCTGATCTGACGCGCGTCATCCTCTCGACTCCCTCCCTGCTGAGCGCGATCACGCTGAGCGGCACGGGCAAGCGCAGTTGGATCCAACTCGCGCGTACGGGTTCCTTCACGTCCAGTCGCTACGGCAAGTTCAGCATCACCAAGGACGACCTGTCCTCGATGCTGCACAACTTCAAGACCATCACGCCGAAGAACCCGACCGAACTGCCGATTGATTGGGACCACCTCTCGATGGACCCCAAGAAGCCGGGCGACGGGGCGGCAGCGGCGTGGATGAAGAACCTTGAACTGCGTGACGACGGCGACACGCTCTGGGCCGAGGTCGAGTGGACGCCGAAGGGCATGGACGCGGTCGAGAACAAGGAGTACCGGTTCATCAGCCCGTCGTTCGTGAAGAACCACACGCACAAGGACGGGTCGAAGATCGGCACGACGTTGCTGGCGGCGGCGATCACGAATCATCCGTTCCTTGAAGGGATGACGGCGCTGTCGCTCTACTCGTGCAAGGAAGTGCCGTTCATGGACTTCACCAAGACGGGGACGCTCGATGTGTCCGCGCACGAACTGGTGAACCTGTCCACGACGGAAGGCACCAAGGCCGGGATGCGCGTCATGATCGCGCCGGGCAACGCCCGGACGCAGGACGAGATCGGCGCGACATTCGAGATTGCCGAAGTGGTCGGGGAAGGGGACGACGCCTTCGTGTCCGTGAAGGATGCGAACGGCATGATCCACAAGTGGTTCCGCGCGACGGAACTGCTGCCTGCCAGTGCGACACCCGCCAACCCTCAGCATCCGGGCCTGACGCCGGGCGCAGCGCCGACCGTGCCGGTGCCGGGCCTGCCGGGACCGGGGGTGCCGGGGATCCCCGGTGCGCCGGGCGTGGTGCCGCCACAGGCTCCTATCGCGGCGCTGCCGGGCCAGCAGGGTGTTGCGCCCAACACAGCGGCGGTGGTGAATCCGACCAACCCGAATACGCCGGTGACGGATCCAGCGGCTCCCGTGACCCCGCAGGTACCGAATCCGGTCGGGGCCAAGCTGGAACAGAAAGCCGCTGGCTCGCAGGAGAAGGACGGCGCGGACGGCAAGGGCGGCAATCCCTTCGCGAAGGGCGAGGGCGACAAGAAGCCCGACGTGAGCGCGAAGGTCGATAAGGGTGCCGACGGCGAAGCCACGGTCGTCACCAAATCCGGGACCGACGGCGACGAGTCAAAAGTCGCCGCTGTCGTCAACAACCTGCCGCTTCCAGACGAGTTGAAGCAAGCCATCGCGGCTGCGTTGGCTGCGGCTGCGGCCAACCCACAGCAGAAGGGAATGCACATGAAGTTCATGCTGAAGAACGACGCCGGTGGCGAGGTGGAAGTCAGCCTCGAACAGTTGGAAGCCGCTGGCGTCAAGATCGTCAAGGACGGCGAGACGGTCATCCCGAAGGCGGACCTGACCAACTTGCAGTCGCAGGTGGTGTCGCTGTCTTCACGGCTCGATCAGACCGAGAAGGAAAAGTCCACGGCGGCGATGACGGTCGAACTGAACCGGCTGTCGCAGGGCGCGTTCATCACGAAGCCCGAGCGCGACTGGGCCGAGAAGATGTGGAAGGACACCGTGGACCTCTCCGGGTTCCGCGAGTGGGCCGCGACCAAGACCACGCCCGTTATCTCGCTGAACAAGGAGCACGGCTCCGGCGGCAAGGCCGAGGGCGATGCGAAGACCAACGGCGAGCAGGCCGAGGAGAAGCTGATCGAACTGTCGCGGAAGATCGCGAAGGACGAAGGCATCTCGCTGCGGGACGCGACGATCAAGGCGGGAACGCAGTTGGCGGGTGACGCCGAAGCGTACCGCGAGCGGTTCGCCTCGGCGGACGCGTAATCACGATCCACTCGTGTAGGGGCCGCATCCACGGTCCCGAACCACCTCACTGCCCGTGAGGTGCCGGAGAGGGATCTCCGGATCGCGAGTGACAAGGGCTGCACGGGATTGGGCCTCCCTGCCTGCACGCGACCAGTGGTGTCGTGGCGGTAGTGGAGGCCCGTTTTTTTGTGGCCCGACCTTTTTGACTTTGGCAGGAACAGCGTTACCAGAGGAGCGGAGACGAGCATGCGCATTCATATGCCCGGCATGGACATGACGCTGGAATCAGCGGCGGACCTGTCCACCCATCAGTACAAGTTCGTGATTGGAGCGGCAGCAGTCGCGGGTGGTCAGCAGGCGCGTGTCAACGTGTCCGGCGCGAATGGCCGCTCCATCGGCATCCTCCAGAACAAGCCGTCGGCGGCGGGACTGGGGGCGGTCGTCCGCGTGAGCGGCCGGTCGAAGCTCCAGACCGACACCAGCGCCATCCTCGTCGGCTCGCCGCTCAAGGCGGGTCCGGCTGGTGAAGGCTCGCTGGCGGCGGCGGACAAAGACAAGGTCGGCGCGATTGCGATGGAAGCCAATGGTGGCGCGGCCATCATCATCGACTCGCTGATCATGCAGTACGACCTCGCGGTCTAACGCGAGGTGTTCGACATCGTTGGGACAGCGGACGCGCGACCGCACGCTGAGTGCCGGAGGCACCGTGTCGCGGGGGTCACTGTCATGAACCGTTTGAGCAAGGGCGACATCAATGCCGCTGATCACATCCGTTAAATTCGACCAACTGCTGACGAACATCTCGTTGCAGTTTGCCGCAGCGCCCGAAGGCTATCTGGCCGACGAAGTGCTGCCGCCGGTCCCGGTCGCCAAGGAGTCAGCGGCGTACTGGGTCTACGACAAGAGCCGCATGGACGCGCCGGACTCCAAGCGTGCGCCCCGCAGCCAGTACAACCGGATCGACTGGAACGTCACCACGGACACCTACTTGGCCGAACAGTACGGCCTTGAAGGCGAGATTGACGACGAGGAGCGCAAGAACGCCGCTTCGCCGCTCGACCTCGACGTGGATACGACCGAGATCGTGACGGACATGGTCCTGAACAACCGCGAGAAGCGGGTGGCGGACCTTGTGCTGAACCCGGCGATCATCACGAACAACATCACGCTGACCGGTGGCGATCAGTGGAGCGATGCCGCGAACAGCGACCCGCTCGATGATGCGAAGAATGCGCGGACCACGATCTACACCGGCGCACCGGGGTACGGCCCGAACACGATGCTCATGGGCTACCTCGTGTTCGAGGCGCTGAAGATCCATCCCGACATCAAGGAGATCGTCAAGTACACCGAACGGGCGATCATCACGCGCCAGATTCTGGCGGCGGTGTTCGAGGTGGACGAAGTCCTCGTCGGCAAGGTGATTCGCCGCGTGTCCAAGGAAGGCGCGGTCGATGCCTTCGCGGACGTGTGGGGCAAGGACGTGCTCCTGTTCTACAAGGAGAGCCGCCCCTCGCTCAAGCGTGCGTCGTTCGGCTACCAGATGCGGACGAGCGATCTGCGCGTCTTCCGGTATCGGGAGGACAAGCGGGATACCGACGTGATCCGGGTCAGCGAGAAGCAGGACGAGAAGATCGTCAGCGCCGCGCTGGCGTACTTGATCAAGGGCGCGGTTGCGTAGGTGATTCGGGCGCGGGTTTCGGCTCGCGCCCAGTCAACGCCTCATGCCCTACGCCACCCTCGATGACGTGCAGCGGAGGATGCCGCAGTTCCAACTGACGGCGACCTCCAAGCCTGCCGCCGATTCGGCGCAAGTGTTTCTCGATGACACACACGCGCAGTTCGACGCGGCGATGGAGAACCTTGGCTACAAGATTCCCATTACCGGCGCACGGTCACTGGCGCAATCGAAAGAGATCGTCAGTCAGGGGGCGATCTGCAAGATTCTCTACGCGCGTGCGGCAGCGGTCGGCACCGAGGTCACGATGCAGAGCGCCGACCGCGCCTGCAAGCAGTACGAGAATGCGTTGAAGTTGTTGGCGGACCCGAACAGTCCGATTGAATTCACGGACGCGGAACGCACGGACGACATGATCGCGAAGCCGGGCGGTGCGCCGATGGGCCTCCTGTTCGATGACTGTGGGCATCGCATCGAGCCGCGCGTCACCATGAACATGAAGTTCTGAGATGCCGAACCAGCCTCAAGGCATCCTGAGTTTCACCGTCATCGGTGACGAAGCCGTCAAGGCGGGGATGGCCGCGCTGTTGGCGTCGGTGCAGGATCTGACGCCGTTCTGGCGTGACGTGTTCGCGCCGAAGTACTTCGGGATGGTGCAGGACTTGTTCGCCACCAGCGGCACGCCGCGTGGCGAGGGCGGACGGTTCATCGGCGGACCGTGGGCCAAGCTATCTCCGAGGTATCGCATCTGGAAGACGGCGAACTATCCGGGGTTGCCGATCCTTACGCGTGAGGGGCGGCTGCGGAACTCGCTGGCGTGGAACGGATCGAACGTCGGACCCGAAGGCATCTTTGAAGCCCACCCGATGTTTGCGGTGGCTGGCACCTCGGTGCCCTACGGCAAGTTTCACCAGTGGGGCACGAGCAAGATGCCTGCGCGGCCGTTTCTGCCGCCGCCGGATCCAGCGGTGTTCGCGCCGTTGCTCCACGCGTGGCTCGTGAAAGCGCACGACACAGGATCGGCGTCCGCGCCGTCGGCAGGGTCATGACGGATGTTTCACGTTACGCAGGCCAAGCGGAAGTTGCGCGACCGGTTGCAGGCCGAGTTGCCGGGGCGACTGGCCGAAGCCGACATGGCGGCTGGCGACGGCATCGTGACGCCGCCGCCGTACGAGATCCACACGACGGACAAGGCGGACCTCGGCGGCTTGCCGTCGCTCGAACTGATCGTGACGGACTCGTCCCCGCAAGTGAATTCGTACTCGCGGGTGATGCGGCATCGCGTGGTGATCGGCGTGTCGATTGGCGGCGACACCGAGGAAACCATCTCGATCCAGTTGGAACGCTACCTGTGGTGCCTGCGAGCCATCGCGCGGGATTCGCATCTGACGCCCATCGAGGGCACCGGGCCACTCGACACAGGGGGCGAGCAGTACACGCCGCTGCAAAAGCGTCCGGAAACCGTCGAGACTCCGTTTGTGAAGGGCGGGTTCTTGGAAGTCTTCATCACCACGGTGGAGTAGTGGCACCGACCAGTTTCGTCTGAGGAGTAACGAATGGCCCAGAATCCAGCAAACATACACATCGGTGCCGCGAGAATCTTTCTCGGTGTGACGCCGCCTGCGACGGGCAACCCGCCGCAGCTACTGGTTCACAACGACGGCACGCCCTTGTCCGGCGTTGAGGTCGGCTACACGCAGGACGCGGCGACGTTCACCTACAAGCAGAACAAGCAAGAGGTGGTCGCGGAGCAGTCGTTGAACCCGGTCGATGTCTTCGTGGTCAGCGAAGAAATCCAGATCGAGTTCACGGCGATGGAGCACGTCTACACCACGCTGAAGGCCGCGTTCGACAACGTCGGATCGGACGACGATGCCGCTCGCATGCTGTTCTGGGGTGGCGACGGTGGCAACCTGATCAGCGTGCAGACGCAGTGCGTGGCGCTGACCTCGCGCATCCGCACGTCGCCCAAGAAGTTCGAGGTGCTGTGTCTCTACCGCGTGTACAACGTGGAAGGTGTCGCCATCCCGTACAACCGGACGGGTGAGGCCATCTACAAGATCACGCTCAAGGGACTCGTGGACGCTAAGCGCACGGCGGGGGATCGCTTGTTCCAGTGGTTCCGCGAGAAGGCTGCGCCGCTGGCGACGGGCGCGGTGGCCGGAGCACCGGGTTCGTGGTATCCGACCGGATCGAGCGTGCCGATGACTCAGTCGGAAATGGGCGGCGTCCAGCCGGTCGATGCAACCGGGTTGATCGTGACGGCGCACTGGACGGTCGGGCAGTACGTGACCCTCGACAACGGCTCGAAGGTCTACTGGAACGAAACGGCGTGGGTGCCCGGCGTGGTTCCGGCGTCCTACCCGATGACCAAGGCAACCCAAGTCCCGGCTGCGGCGGGAACGTGGTCGCCCACGGGCGGCACGATCCCGATGCACCTGTCGGACATGGGGACCATTACGCCGGTTCCGGCATCGGCGTGGGTCGAAGGCTCGTTCATGACGTTGGGCGATTCGTCCAAGTGCTACTGGAACAACGCGGTCTGGGTGCAGGGAGTCGCACCCGCTGCGCTCGTGTAGATCGGTTCGTGGCGGGAGACGCTTTCCGGGCGGTTGGCGTCTCCTGCCTTCTTCACTGGTCCTGAGCAGACCGACTCTCATCGGTCATTCCGGGTGACGCGGCCCCGGATAAAGGAGCCTTCCTCGTGGGCATCACCAACAAACAACGCGGCGGTCAACTGCTTCCCGGCCTCGGGGCGTGGATGGACGTGCCGTTCGATGCGGCGAATTTCTCCGGCCAAGGCGGCATGACGTGGGCGGTGACGCAAGCGCAAGTGCTCCAGAACCGAATGTCCCGCGTCGGGAATACGGTGACGTGGAACCTCGTCATTGCTTCCAGCACGCTGAGTGGAGTGCCCGGCACGCAGTTGACGTTGAAAGCGCCGACGAAGGCGAAGGGCTACGCCACGGGGAATTGCCGTGTCCTGAACGGAGCGCCGCCGGTACCGGGGATCGCGTCAATGGCTCCCAATTCACCGAATCCCGGATACGGGGCGGTGTCGCTTCCAAGTAGCGCGGCCTTCGTGTTGGGGTCGCTGACGCTGTATTTCACTATCTCGTACGAAGTGGACCCGTCGTAATCATGGGTATTACCAATAAGCAGCGCGGTGGGCAGTTGCTGCCCGGACTGGGCCTCTGGACGGACATCCCGTTCGACCCGGCGAACTTCTATGGCAGCGGCGCGATGACATGGGCGTTGACGCCGCCGTTGATCAACAACCGGTACTGCCGGATCGGGAACGCCATCATCTGGAACTTTTATGCTGGCGTGACCACGATTGGCGGCACGCCGGGCCTGAATCTGTTCCTGAAGTGTCCGACGCCGATGTCCAAGTACGCGATGGGATCGGGGCTGGTGCTCAATGGCGCTCCGGCTGTCTCGACTATCGTCAAAGGCAACACCGGGACTCCGGGTCTTGTCGGTATCGGGCTGCAATCGAACGCCAACTTCGTCGCAGGCGCGGCCCAAGTGCAGTTCAGCATCACGTACGAGTACGGCAACCCGTAGAGGAGCATCGACATGGGCATCACGAGCAAGCAGCGCGGTCGGCACCTGTTCCCCGAGGGGATCTCGGGTGCGGCGATCCGCTACACGGCCGATGGGCCGTTGCAGCAACTCTCCGGCGTCCACTCGCTCGCGAAGACCAGCGTGGGTGCGTTCACGGTGGCCGCGCCGCAAGCGGACAACCTGCGCCTCACCGTGGTGAACCGCACCGCGTTCGCGCACGTGTTGACGGCGACGGGCTTGATCGATGACGGCACGGCGGCGGCGTCGAAGAACACCGCGACGTTCGCGGCCTTCCCCGGTGCGAGCATCGAGCTTGTCTCCGGCGGCGGGAAGTGGAACGCTCTCAGCAAGAACGCGGTCACGGTCGCGTAGTCATGTACGTGCCGCGTATCGGAGACTTGGTGACGGTGCGCGGCCCGATCATCGGCGGCACGTACCGAGTGCGTCCGGCAGTGGTCACGGCAGCGGCTGGCGACATCGTCACGGCGAAGGTGGGGCACGGGTCGGAGGTCTACGTCGGCCTCCCGAAGTGGGTGCGCGGCGTGACGCCAGTCGGCTGGACCCGGTCATAAGAGGCAGGGTGCGCTGGCTTCAGCGTGCTGCGCGATGGGCGTGGCGCGTGCTCGCGGCGCTCGTGGGCGGGAACTGAACGACCCGACTGGTATATCCAGCCGGGTCGTTGTGCGTACGGCGCTACTTGGGTTCGGGCGTGGTCCCCGGCAGCGTGCCGCTGGTTGGCGGTGGCGTGGTCGGCAGCGTGTTGTCGGGCACGAGGATCAGCCCCTGACACGCGAGCCACTTCACGACGAACTTCATGCCGGGGTGAATCACGCCACCGGGCAGCGTGTTGTCGATCTCGCCGCCGCTACCGGGCAGCGTGTTGTCCGGCTTCGTCGGGTCGAACGGGAATACCGGCAGCGTGCCGATGGATCCCGGAGGGCCGACCGGCAGACCGTTGTCGGGACGCACCGGCCGTCCGCCGCCGAAGCCCGGATCGACCGGACTCCATCCACCGCCCGGTCGGCCGTAACCGGGGTCTACGGGTCCACCGGGCAGCGCGTTGCCGGGGTACACGGGCGCACTGGGCAACCCGTTGTCGATGTCCACACCCTGCGGGGTGATGAACGTGATAATCGCGAGTCGTGACATGGTCTTTGGATCTCCTTAAAACAAAAACAGCGAAGGGTTGGCGCGGGGTTCAGCGGAGGTGCAGGTTGCCGGTCAGGACCAGAATCAACAGAATCACGATGACCAATCCGAGCAACCCGCCGTACTGCGGACCACCCCAGTTGGACCGGTACCCGTAGCCGCCGCCGCCGAGCAGAATCAGCACGATCAGGATGATCAACAGCGTGGTCATGATGGTGTCCTTACGTGGGCCACGGAATCATCGAGGCGGTCAGGAACGCCAACCCCGCTGCCACCAGACGTGAATGGTACGGTTGGGTCTGCGGTGGAAACGCGGCGAGGACGAAACACACCAGCGCGAAGACGAGCAGGATCAGTCGAAGTACTGCCACTGGACCCTCCAACCCGTGAACGCTAACACCACGAGGGCGACTTTGCACGATAACCGTCGCTCGTGACAAGCACAGCTACAATCTCGACTTCGTGGCCTACATCTTTCGCGGCGGCGTGCCGCTCGCGGTCCCGGTAGATTACGCGACCGACCCGGCGCACGCGACCCTTGTGGCGCACCTGACCCGGCTCACGCGCTACGCCGACGCGGTGGCGTTCCTTGAAGTGCATCCTACCGACGGGTATCTCGCGGCCGACGTGCTGAACGGGGCGCTCTGGGCGAAGCGGTACCTGAACGCGTCGGCCCGGTTCTCGGCCGGACCTCCGAAGGACCGGGCGCTGGCGCTCCGAGGCTGGCGTGCGTTGATGCACGTACTGAATGGCACTCGCCCAAAAGTCGGACGACGCCGGGAGCCGCCGCTGACGGCGGAGGCGCTGGGCCGGGCGGCGGCGTCGGTTGCACGCTGGCGATCCGTGACCGACGCGCTGTGGGGGCAGGAACGGGCCACGCTCGCCACCCTGCTGCTTCAGAGGGCGGAGGGGCACTTCCGGGTATCGGCCGCGCACCGACGCGCGGTACGGGCGCTGGTGCGGCGGAAGGCGCTCCGCAAGCGGGACGTGGTCCTGACGTTCGCCTCGTGGGAAACCGGGCTGGCGCTCCGCCGGTTGCGGATGGCGACCTCGGTGGCCGACCTCGTCTACGCCTGACACCGGAAAGCCCGAGGGGCGTTTCCGGTCGCGCTCGCCCGGCTGAGAATCTCCGCCATGTCTACACTCATGAATCCTCGCGCGATGCGCGAACGTCACGTTGTCGAAATCGACATGGGTCAGGGCCAGCACGTGCTCGCACGCCGCGAGGACATGACGGTCATGGTCTTTGAAGGCCGCATCCCGATGCCGCTGCTGGTCGCGGTCCAGAAGATGATCGAGATGCCGGGCGCGTCCCCCACCGAACGCCTCGCCGCGCTGGGCGAAGCGCACTCCCGTGAACTGGTCGATGTCGTGCGCGAGCATGCGATCAAGGTCGTCCTCCAGCCGGTGCTCGTGGCCGAAGACGACGGCAATCCCGATCACCTTCCGGTCGGTTTACTCACGCTCCCCCAACTCATTCAAATCTGGAGCGAGACTGCCGTTGTGCCGTTGATGACGGCGCAGACGGCGGCGGACTTTCGTGCAGGCGCACGCACCCCTGATGCTCCTGTGCTTCCAGATGGGGAAGCAGTACAACCAGCCGCCAAGCCGGTGGTGGTTCCAATCCGACCCGACATCGACGAATTCGTCCGCCTCTGAACGGGCGATGGCGTTCGACTTCGACGCCGCGTGCATGTCACTGGGACTCGACGCGGAGTTGAAGGCGCGTGAAGCCTACGACGAACAACATACCGGGACGAAGGTGACTCGACGCCGCTTCGGCGTGGGGTAAGGGTGTGCGCTGATGGCCGACAACGACGTACTCATCAAAATCGCAGCGGATGTCGCCAGTGCCGTCAAGGCACTGGAGGGCATGGTCGAGAAACTCGACGCGACCAACAAAGCGATTGCGGCGATTGGTGATACGTCCAGCAAGGCGAAGAAGGACTCCGAGTCGCTGAGCACGTTCTTCGGCGTGCAGATGGCGAAGTCGTTCGACGCGGCGAAGGAAGCGGCGCTGGGGTTGGTCGAGAAGATTCCCGACATGGTGGGCCACGTCGCGGAACTGGGCGACTCACTCCTCGCCATGAGCCAGCGCACCGGCGTCTCCGTCGAAGGGCTGTCCGGGTTGCGGTTCGTCGCGTCACAGGCTGGCGTGTCGTTTGAGTTGCTGGGCCGCACGGTTCAGCAGATGGGGAAGGAGATCGGAGAAGGCGGGACCAACACCGTCAACGCGATTGAAGGACTGGGCCTCTCGTTCGAGGCGTTGAAGGCGCAGTCCCCCGAGCAGCAGTTCCTCGCCATCATGGACAAGCTGCACGGCATCACCGACGCGTCCGAGCGCACGCGCAAGGGCGTCGAGTTGCTGGGGCCGAAGTTCAAGATGATGTCGAACCTCGCGACGGAGGACATCGGCAAGTTGATGGAGGAGGCCAAGAAACTCGGCCTCGTCATGTCGGAGGATACGGCACGCGCCGCCGACCGGTACGGCGACTCCCTCGACCGCATCAACAAGATGATGGAGGCGACCCGAAACGAGATCGGGGCGTCCCTTCTCGGCCCCCTGTCAGACTTCCTCGACCTCGCGCCACAGGTCAGCGGCGCAGTGTTGGTGATCGGTGATGCGGTGCTCGATGTCGGGAAGGCCGCAGGCAAGGTCTTCATCAACATGCTTCCCCAGATCATCGACAAGCTGGGAGGCTGGGGAGCCGCGCTCGAACTCGTCAAGGGGAAAACCAGCGCCCTGATCGCCAAACTCGTAGCGAACGAGATCGCGGTCAAGGCGGTCGCGCTCGCGAACAGCGAGGCCAGTCTAAGTGCGAAGGCGCTGTCCGTCGCGCAAGGGATCTTAGCAATCGCGACGACGGGTGTAACAGCGGCGTTCGAGGCGCTGAAGATCGCGCTGCTGGAGAACCCAGTCACGGCGATCCTTGTCGGCATTCTCGCGTTGGGTGCGGCGCTCTGGGCGTTGAAGTCGCACTACAAGGGGGTCGAGGAGGAGGCCGCGAAATCAGCTAAAGCCCAGATTGACGCGGGTAAGAGCGTCGTTCAGATCGAGGCCGAACTCACCCAGAAGGAGAAGGAGTATCAGGAGGCGCTGACCAAGGGCGACGTGCTGCTGGCAGCGCGACTCGACTCGGAGATCAAAGGCGTCCGGAGCAGCGAGGACTACACCAAGGCCATCGAGGACTACAACACGGCCATCGAGGCCGGACTGGAGCCGGGAGCCAATCAGGCCCAAGTCACGGCGTTTCTCGCGCAGAAGCAGGCAGAGGCTACGCTTGAACTCCACAAGGGTGCGGACGCACAGGCCGAGATTATCAAGCAGTCCGAGCACTTCAGGGATGCGCAGGATGAAGGCGCGAAAGCGTTAGAGGGCTTCTCGTACGAGACGCAGGAGCAAATCAAGTGGTTGCTCCTCGATGCTGACGCCACTAATGCCGTGGTCGCTGGCATCACCGGCATGACGGAGGCGCAAGTCCAGTCCGTCCGTACGCTCATGGCCGCTCGCGCCGAGGCGGCGGCGTTCGACGCCAAGATCGCCGCCCAACGCGAGTCGATGGGGTTGACCGGCACGAGCGCCGCACTGGCGAATGCGAAGGCCGAACACGATGCGGCTATCCAAGCGATCAACGACAACAAGACGTGGAAGGATGACGCCGCTAGAAACGAAGCCATTCGGCAAGCGGATGCCACGGCTCAAGTTAAGCGCGACCAGATCCTGACGGACTCCGGGCGTGCCGTTGCGCAGTCGCGCATTCAACTCGCCGCTGATCAGCAGATCGCAGAAGTCAATGCGTCCAAGAAAGGACTGGACGCGCAACTGGCGATCATCGAGATCCGCAAGAACGCCGAGATCGCTGCCGCGCGAGCCTCGGGCGATGCCGTCGGTGCGGGGATCAAGATTGCAGAGGCCAATGCCAAGGCGCAACAGCAATCGGAGACGGCCATCCGCGAGGAACGAAAGAAGTCCGCCGAGGCCGATCTGCAACAGCAAGCCGCGCAGCAGCAGGCGCTGATTGCGATTCGATTAGAGGGCAACGAGAAAGAGATGGCCTTGATCAAGGCCAAGGAGGACGAGGACGAGCGCATCGCACGCGACAACATCACCGACGCCCAGTCGCTGGCCGACAAGCTGACGCTGATCCACGCGGATGCCGCGAACCAGCGCGTCCTCGTGACCGAGAAGGCCGCGAAGCAGGAGAAGGAAGCGGCAGCGGAAGCCGTTCGTCAACAGGCCGAGTACGAGATCAAGACAACGAAGGTCGGCATCGATCAAATCGCGGCGCTCCGGAAAATCGAGCTAGAGCGCCGCCTTGAACAGGCGAGGAAGAACGGCGAAGACGAGCAGCAAGTGCGGCTGCGGTTTGAAGCGGAAACCGCCCGGCTGATTGCCGAAGGCGACGACGTGACGTACACCGGTCGGCAGGCGAAGGCTAAGGCCGCACGGGATGCCTACCTTAAAGCCAACAACGATCAGAACGTCTCGGATAAAGAACGGCTCCGGTTGCTGCTGGCTGCACTGAACGCGGAAGCGCAGGCGAGGGGCGTTGTTGCCAGAAAGACCAGTGAGTATCACGCCGCAGAAATTCTTGCAGCGGCCATCGCCCTCGACAACATTAAGAAGCAAACCGACGCGACTTATGAACAAGTCGAAGCCGCGCAGGATCTTCTCGACATCAAACTACAAGAGGCGCAGGTAGACGAGGAGGCCCGGCGCAAGCTCGCCATCGCGCAGTCGCAAGCCAAAGAGGCGCGGATGCGTGCGCACGGCGCGACCCCGCAAGAGATCGCCGCCGAGCGAGGCAAACGCGCGGACATCCGTGGCTATCAGACGAAGGAAGAAGCCACGCAGGCGGTCGCGGATGCCGAGAAAGCTCTCAAGGATCTCGGCAAGGACGCGTCGAAAGCCTCGCGGGACGCTGCGGAGAAGACCGTCAAGGATGCCAAGGAGGCGGCTGGACAGACGGTCATGACGTGGGGCGAGGCCACGTCGTCCATCGCGGCGTCGTTCGAGCAGATGGCGAACATCGGCGGGAAATCGTTCGGGGGTATTTCCAAGGCGGTGGGCGGGGTCTTCTCCCAGATGGACTTCGCCAGTAAGAACTTGGGTGGCCTATTCGGCAAAGACGCGGTCACAGGCAAGGACAAGACGCTATTCGGCTTGCCCGGTATGGACTCCATCGGTGGAGGGAAGCTCGCCAAGGGCATGGGTGCGGCGGCGCAAGTGGCGGGTGGCGTGCAAGCCTTCATGGCCGGTACCGACAAGCGCGGAGCCGGGCAACGTGCGCTGGGCGGCGCGATGGCCGGTGCGCAGATCGGATCGATTGCGGGTCCGTGGGGCACCGCTATCGGCGCTGGTGTTGGGGCCATCGTGGGTGCGTTGCGCAAGCCGGGCTGGGTCAAGGCGGCGAAGGATGTCGGTCGTGACTTCGGGACCGAGATCACCGACGAACTGGCGAAAGAGGTCGAGAAGTCCGCGAAGGAGAAATTCAAGGGCGACCGAGGCGCGGGGGCGCTGTTCAATCTCGACGCGATCATTGGCGAGGCGGGTGGGCTGAAGTCCGGCAACATCGACAAGTTCACCGGCAAGCTGCGGGACGTGTTCTCGATGGTCGAGACGGGCAAGTTCTCCGCCGAGCAGGGCCGGGAGACGCTGGAGAAGAACTTCGGCGCGTTCGCGGACTACATCATCAAGAGCAACAAGGTCGCCTCCAAGAGTTTCCAAGAACTCCTCACGCTGAACGCCAACTCCGCTGCGAAGTCCGAGGAGATTGTCGGCTTCGTCAGCAGCCAGAATCAGCGACTCGCCGCTGGCCTCACGGGCCTGTTCGCGCCCCTGTCGAAGCAGATCAACGACATGGCGGCGGCGCGGAAGACGCTGTCTGACGCGCAAGCCTCCGGTAAGGAGATCGACGCCGACTCGCGGATGGTGCTTCAGCAGATGGCTGGAGACATCAAGGGCGCTGGCGAGCAGATGCAGCGGTTCGAGCGCCTGACGCTCGCCGGGTTCAACGCGGCCGTCGCGGCGGGTGTGCCGTACCTCGACGCGCTCGACCAGATGGGTCCGGCGCTCGACCAGTTGAGCGATGCGAACACGAAGCTGGGACGCGAGGGCGGCGCGGCGATCAACGAACTCCTCGGCATCCGTCAGCTTGCGAAGACCTACCCGGAGTTGGTGCAGTCGGCATCGTCACTGAACGAAGTGATGCTCGCGCTGTCGAACACCGGCGGCTTGAACGTCGATTCGATGGCCGACCTTCAGGCACAGGGCGAGGAGACGTTCGGGAAGCTGGTCGAGGCTGGGTTCACCGAGACGCAGGCGCTTCAGCAGATGAAGGGCTATCTGGAGAACGTGCGGCAGGCGCACAAGGATCTCGGGTTGCCCATTGACGAGAACACGCAACTCCTGATCAATCAGGCCGAGCAGACCGGCGTCCTGAAGAAGGAGTCGATGTCCACCAACGAGGTGATGATGGAGGGCTTCAGCGCCATCATCAAAGCCTTGGGCGGTGACATCCCTGCCGCGTTCACGAAGTTCAAAGATGCGGCAGCGGTGGCCGCGCAGGCGACGACGAAGTCCGTCGATCACGTCGAGGCCGCGATCAACGGCGTGGATTCCGCGCTGTCGGATACCGACTGGAGCGGCTGGTCACAGGAAGCCGTGGACGCGGCGACGGACGCGCAGGCCGCTGTCGATGCGGTGTCATTCGGTAGCTCGCCCGGCGGCATCAAGGAAATCCCACTCAAGCTCGCCCAGTCGATGCAGGCGTTCCGTGACTGGCAGAAGGTCAGCGTCGGCGCGGCTGGTGCGGTGCGCGATGCGATTGACGCGTCCATCGGATCGACCGACGGCATTGCCTACGCCGGGCAAATGAGCGGAGACGCGGCGATTGCCGCTGCGGCGGAGGCGAAGGCGCAGCAGGACATGATCTCCCTGAACGTCGCGATCAGCACCATTGACACGCAGGGGATGGAAGAAGCCGTCGAGAAGAAGATGCTCCCGGCGATCTCGAAAATCCTCCGCAAGGGCGGACGCAACCTGAGCGACATTCAGGGAGTGCTGCGCTGATGTCCACATTTCTGTATACGAGGCCGACGGATCGGTTCGACGGGTCCACGACCGCGCTGGGCACGTTCTCCGTCAGCGCAGGCACGGAAGACCCGGCCTACAAGGTCGCGAACCTCGTGAACGGGCGACCCGAGCAACCGGCAAAGCTGCTGGAGCGCAGCAACTGCGCGTGGCTGTGCGACCTCGCCATCGCCCAGCACATGGGGATCGTCGGCATCATCAATCACAACTTCGACCCCGGCCTGAAGGTGTATCTCTCCGGCAATGCGACGGACAACTGGACCTCGCCCAGTTACTCGTTCCCCTTCACGGTGCCGGAGCGTCGGCTCGACCGCTTCACGACGAACCTCTGGATTGTGGTGAACAAGACGTTCCGGTACTGGCGGCTGACGGTGATCGGGCAGGCGAACAGTGCGCCGATCTCGGTCGGGGAATGGGCGCTGTATCACACCGCGCGTGACCTCGGCGTGCGCAACATCAAGTGGGGATCGACCCGCGCGTGGCACAAGCCGTCGATTGTCCACGAGACAGAGATGGGCGTGCGCCGGGCCTACACCATCGGCACGACGTTCCGCTCGCTCGATGTCGAAGTGCAGCCCACCGACACCGGCGTGCGCGACGTGGACGACTGGTTCCGTGCAGCGGACGGCAACGTGCGGCCGTTCCTCGTGGTGGCGAACAAGGACGACTTCGATGCCGAAGTCCTGATGGCGACGTTCACCGACGCCGACCAGCCGTACAAGCGCGAGGTGCGGAACTACAACACCGCGACCATCATGCTGCGCGAACTGTCGCCCGGACTGTATCCCTAAGAGGCCGCGATGTCCCTGCTGTTCCTCGAATCGTTCGATAGCTACACCGCCGATCCCGGCGGCGGCATCCCGCTGAAGTGGACGCACGGAGCCGGGTGGGTCGCGCCGGAGTACGGGCGGCACGGGCAGGGCATGCGCGGGACCGCCGGGGTCGTGCTGCCGACCGTCGCGCACAACCGCGTCATCATGGGTACGGCCGTTCGCTCCGCGACCAACGCGTTCAGCGCGACCGGGTTCGCGTGGATTGCCGACAAGGGATCGAAAATCTTTGAAGTGGTGATGTGGCCGGACGGCACCCTCGCGGCGTGGGCGCTGGGCGGCGGCACGGGCGTGATCCAGAGCAGCCCCGGCTTGTTGGCTGTGCTGGCGTGGTACTTCATCGAGATACAGGCGGACATCTTCCAGCGCGATGCCGGAGGCGGTCAGGTCTTTTACGACATCCGCAACGTGCGCATCTGGGTGGACGGGTCGCGCGTGATTGACGTGCCCGGCACCGCGTGCTCGACCAGTGCGCGGAGTCCGTTGGGTGGCGTGCCCTCGCCGTACGGGTGGAACGAGGCCGGAGTCGGCACCGACACGAACTACGTGTTCGATGACGTGTACGTGCTTGACGGCGTGGACGCGGCTCCGGGCTGGATCGCTGGCGACCCGCGTCACTTCGACCATCCGACCGGCGACGTGCAGTTGCGCCCGTATTATCCGGCGGCTCCCGGCGACCTCACGCAGTGGACGCCATTTCCATTCGGCTTCGCTAACTGGCAGACCGTGAGCGAGCATCCGCCCGATGGCGATGCCTCGCGCAACAGCGCAACGGCGCTCAACCTCGCGGACCTGTTTGCGCTCGATCCGGTGGATACGAACAACGGCCTGATAGCCGTGCAGCAAGTCACGATGGCTCGCCGGAGCGAACAGAACTTCGGCTCGATCCGGTCGCTGTCGAAGTACAACGGCGCAGTCGTGCAGGGACCGGAGCATATCCTGCCGTCCTCGTATCTCTACTTCCGCGACCTCTATCCGTTTGCGCCGGATGGCAGCGTCTGGACGGACGAGAAGATCAACGCGTGGCAACTGGGCTACATCAACACGGTGCCCACGAAGCTCCTGAGTCCGCCCGTGAGTCTGACGGTCAATCAAGTCGCCGGGTCGGCTGGCACGTCGCAGTTGGCGCTCGCGTGGCAGAACGACAACGCGGGTGATGCGATCAATGTCTATCGCTACTCGGTGGCGACCGACTGGGTCTTCCTGACGACGCTCCCGGCCGGGACGACAGCGCACACCGACTCCGGGCTGGAGGAGAACACCACCTACACGTACACGCTGCGGCACACGCGCATGGGTGCGGAGTCCGGGAACTCGAATTTTGCCGCGAACACCACATTGCAGGGGCTGCGTCCGCCGTTCAACCTGACCGTGAGTCCTGTCGCCGGGCAGACCTCACAGTTGCGTCTCGACTGGACGAACGTCAACAACAGCGACCTCCTCGACGTGTATCGCGACGGCGCGTACGTCGGCCAGCTTCCGGCCGGGTACACCGCGTGGGTTGATACCGGCCTCGCCATCGGGACGACGTACACCTACTTCCTGCGGCACTGGCATGATGGCGTGGAGTCCACGAATTCCAACGTCGCGTCGAACACGACGCTGGGTCCGCCTGCGCCGCCGTTCAACGTCTCGGCGCAGATCGCGTCCGATTCGTCGCTGCTGGCGACATGGGCGAATGCCGATGTGGCGACGACCGAGATCGTGGTCAACGGGGCGTACTGGACAACGGTCGGTGAAGGTGTCACGTCGTATCTGATCAGCGGCTTGCAGCGAGCCACTGATTACAGCATCCAGTTGCGCCACAGCAAGCTGGGGCTGTACTCCGCCTACTCCGCGCTGGTCGGTGGCCGTCCGCGCGTCGTCGCCAACGGCGGCAACATCCGCGACGAGGGCGGGTTCCGGTATCACTTCGGGACAGACGACTTCGTCTTCAGCGTGATCGCGGGTGGCGCGATCTCGTATCGCGGATTCTCGCAGGGCGGCAACGGCGGCGCGGGGATGTGGACGGGCGGGACGGCCGATGAGCCGGACGGCTTCGCTGGTGGTGGCGGTGGGGCTGGCGGGAATTACTTTGCGGCCAACGACAGCATCGAGCCGGGTGGCAATGGCGTGACGGGGATCGACTACCCGGTGCAAGTCGGGTCGCCACGGAACAACGGGTGGACGACGTACCGGAGCGAGTCGGCCCCGGCAGCGAATTACGGCACGAACGGCAACTTCTATCCGCCTGCGCCCGGCACGGATGTGGGGTGGGGTGGCTTCGGGGGATCGAACAACCACTTCCCCGGCGGCTTCGGCGGACGCCAAGGCATGGGGAACAGCAACGGCGGCGGTGGCGGGGCGGGTGCAGGCGGACCCGGCGAGTCACAGATCGAAGGTCCACCCGCGCCAGCGCCGCCCTCGCCCGGCAATGGAAACGTGGCGAACATCGGTGGCCCCGGTGGCCCCGGCATCTTCGTGCCGATCTTCGGCACGGTCTGCACCGGCGGTCGCGGCGGACGTGGCCCCGGCAGCGGCGAGAACGCTACGCAGTGGGGCGATGGCGGCGCGGGTGGGGGTGATGAGCAGGGCGGCGGTCGCGGGTTCCAAGGCGGCTTCGTGGCGTGGTATCCGCTGTGAGCATGACGCCTGCACGGATGGGGGTGCTCCGGCTCAACGCCGGACGCCTCAATCTGCTGCAACCGCCAAGCGAGGTACTGGTCACACAGACGCTCGCGGAAGTCAGCATTCAGCTACCCGGCGACCAGCGGGTCACGCAACTGGATGCGGAGGCCATGTTCGGGCAGCGGCCGTTGCCCGAGTTCGATGTCAGCCTGTCGGCCGGGAATCTGGCGCTGACGTGGGTGGAGTTCACGGATGCGATGGGCACCATGCACCCGTGGAGCACGATGCCGCTGGTGGACCCAGCGACCTACCACGGCGGCTATAAGGAGCCGCGCGTCCTCACGTGGCCGACTATCTCGCGCGTGCTCTCCGGGCCGCAGGGTGAGCACACGGGCGTGCAGTTCGGCATCGAGTTGTCCGACACCGACCGTGGCCTGCGAGCGTTGCTGGCGAATCCACAGACGCGCTACTTCCTGAACCGGCCGATGGTCATCCGCATGATCGATGACCGCTCGCGGCGGCAGCAGGGACCGCCCCGCACGATCATGCGCGGCCTCGTGGCAGATTACGGGCCGCGTCCGAATCTTGGCTTCACCCTCGGCGGCGAGGATCTCATCACGCGCCAGTTCATGTCGCCCATCGCGGCGCTGTCGCAAGTGCCGAAGCGACTGGTGACCGCCGCCGACTTCCCGGCGTGCCCGATAGACAGTCTCGGGAAGCCGGTGCCGATCTGGTACGGGCAGGCGAGTGACGCACAGATCAAGACGCGCACGATTCCCCAGTATTCCAACGTCGTGAACATTGGCGCGGACGTGTTCTGGAACGGCGAGATCACGCCGAACCCGCCGGGGTCCGCCACGTACGAATACATCTACACGGTGTGCCCCGGCGATTACCAAGGCGACAACATCTCGCCGCAAACAGCCGACCCGGCGTACGACAACGACCATCGGTACGAGTTCGCGCGGTCACACATTACGGTGACGGGCGCACCGAGCGCGACGGAGTACCTCCCCGGCGTGCGCTACGTGCAGTTGTACTGGGCCAATATGTCCGAGGGGGCGCGTGGAGGGTGGTTCCCTCCGCCCTACGACGTGAACAACGCACGGCCACGCATTTACGGTCGGACGCCGGGCGGCGTGCCCGGCCTGCTGTCGCACTACTCGCATGAGACGGCGATGAACTACTTCATCGACCACATGCAGACGCCAGCGCCGTCAGTGCCGCCACCCTTCACCACCGCGCCGTTACCGGACCTTGAAGTGGTCGAGGATCTCGGCAAGGGCGAAGTGCCGGTGCTGTTTGTCGGGCCGCGCGATCTCGGGACGCCGGAGGCCGCAGACTGGTGGGACGAGTACCTCGTGTGCGGCCACGCGATCAAGTCCATCGAAGGCTGGTACTTCGGCGGGATGCGCGAACTGGATGCCACCGAGGGTGCTGATTACCTGATTCCCGGCAAGCCTGCGTACACCGCGAAGTTCGGCAGTGCCACGTATCGAGACATCAACGGGCATCGCTACACGCTGGTGTATGCGCGTGGGGACAAGTCTCAACAGATCAAAGAGAACCCCAAGCGGTTCACGCTCAACAACATCGGTATCGAAACGGTCGGGGACGGCACCGGCACACCGATTGTCAAGCTGCTGGAGATTTACCTGCACGCGCTCCAGAACTGGATTCTCGGGAACTGGCAGACCGGCCCGTGGTTGCCGTCGCCGCGCTTCCCCGATAGTGGCCCGTTCGCGCCGCCAGAGGAGGAGTTGTCGCACATTGACGAACCGAGTTTCGCCAAGGCGCAGACGGTGTCGGAGACGCGGATGCCGGTGTCCGGCACGCACCCGGTCGCTGGCTACATCGGGGCGGGGACCATCGGGGGCGACGGTTCCTTCGTGTCGATCAGCGATCTGATTCAGTGGTTCAACCAGTCATGCGACGTGGAGTCAGGTTACAACCGCAAGTGCCAGTTCTTTGTGGACATGCTCGATGAAACGCGGTTCGATGACGTGCTCCCAGAGATCACGGACTTCGAGCACGTCATCAAGGACAGTTTCGACGTGGTCGAAGACCTGACGGCGCATTTCAACGTGGTGCCGTTCCGCTACGGGCGTGACCTGACGTTGACGCAGGACGTGAATCCGCCGACCGACGGTTCGACGCCGGTGCAGCAACCGGAATGGACCGAGGAGATCGCGCAGGACTTGCCGTCGCAGTCAGCGGCGCAGTACGGGATGGTCCTGACGATGGGGCCGCTGGAGTTGCACTTCGTGAAGGACGCCGCTGTCGCGCGAGACATTGCGACCCGGCGGTTGCGACGGCATCGCGACCCGCCCCGGAACATTCGACTGAAGGTGCCGCTGGAAGGGTTCGACTACGAACTGGCCGATCTGAAATGCGTGACGACGTTCCAAGGCATTGGCGCGACCGGCTGGGCGAAGGAGCCGTTCCGCATCATGAAGCACGACGCGGACCCGAATGACATCTCGGTCGAGATCGAAGGACTCGATCTGTCGTACCTGTTCACGTCGGCGCGACGACGCGCGAACGGTGAACCCGACACGATCACGTTGTTCGACAAGCGTCGTGGTCGTCCCATTGTGGTGCTTCCCGTGCCCGTGCCGGGTCTGCGGCGCATCGACTTAGAAGACGAGTAGGAATCTTATGGCCGACCCGCTTGATCGTACGTGGTACGACACGCTCATTGATGACGATGGCTCAGGGAACACCGGGACCGTCTGGAACAAGAGGGAAGTCGATGGGCTGATGGATACCGTGGACCGGGCGCTCGTGCCTGTGGTCGTCACGGCCGATCCTCGACTGGCAGATGCCCGGACGCCGGTTCCGCACGCGGCCACGCATGCGCCGGGCGGTAGCGACCCGATGCCTGCGCCTGCGCCTGCGCCGCCGTCGGCGC